CTTTAGAAGTTCCTGGTAAACAGTCTTTGAGTATGACCAAACCTTCGGACCTTCATCTTCCTGGCCACGAACAATTACAGGCGAGAAGAAACGAGCCTTGGCAGACAAGTCACGAGCCATGTTTCGGCTTTCTTCCGAGCCTTCATCATAAAGCTTTCGCACGAACCGATCAAGCGCATCGTCCTCATTAAAGTTCTTCTTCGGTGAAAGGAACGGCTGAGAGTCGCCCACACGATAGTGGACAAAATACTGCTTGAATGGATCGCCATCAGGCGTAGGAAGAATACGAATCTCATAAGTATTCCCTAGCTCCATCTTTAGGTATTGGCCTCCGGTGCTGCCCTTATTGTTCAGCTGATCCAACTTCTTTTTCATCTTGCTCATATCAATAGCCATGTGTACCTCCTTTGGTTGGCCGTGGCGACCCGAATGGTCACCAAATTTAGTTTATTATACACCAGAGAGTAGCGAACGTCAAGCGTTCGTTTCCCATCGGTCGAGCGCCCGTGAGCGCCTCACATCAGTTAGACGATCGAGCGCCGGATCTTATCCACGTAAAAACGAAAAAATGTCCGGCGGCGATCGTGATGTCTTAGTTTTGGTTTTCTATCAACTGTTCTTGAATCATCGTGCTGTATTGCACAATATATCCATAGTTGTGTTCTAAGTCCGAACGATAAATAACAAATGACGATGCATTTGATGGCTCTGCATTGTTTGCAGCCGTGTTGATGTCTTTAATGTTCATCAGTTTAGCCGGTTCTTTTAGTGCCTCATCGTTCAGAACATAAATATAGCTTGTCTCTCTCGGGAAGTCAAGAGAATAAAAAAGCTTTTTTTCGCCATTCTCGACATTAAATGCCCCAAGCGTTGCAATACGGGCGGTTTCCACTGGATCGTCCGTTGTATTTAGCACGGGGCGCTGGTCCTTGCAAAAGTTGATCATATGAAAAGTTGAAACAATAAGATCGTTTAGTTGCTCATAATAATTTAGAATATTAACTTCTGGGTTGATCTTTTCTAATGCCATGTTATCAACAATAAACATTTTTTCGATCAATCCAGAGCGTGCAAACTCCTGCATAACCATTAGAGCGGCTCTTTGTTGCAATTTTGCTGTTCCGTTGATTGTATTTGGGTCTGATTTAACAAAGATCACCGTTTTTGGGTTTTCTTTGACTTCTCCCATTAAAACCAAGGAAGTTGCTGCTGATCTTGCTGCTCCATTAACAATAAAAAGTAATTCATCGTCTGCAGCAAAAGCTTTTAATGTTTTTGACCATTTTTTCTTGGTCTCGAACATTTTGCTTTCTAGATCTTCTACTTTTTTTGCTTCAGGGAGCTTGATATCACCTTTTTCAGAAACGCAAAAAACAGAATAATCATAATACTTTTTAAAATGTTCGGCAATCTGGCTTCCGCCGTCGCCAATACCAATAACTTTTTTAATCATAAAGCAATCTTCTTGAGGCTACCGAGTGTTTTACCTGCCTTAAGGGTCGTTCTAAAGTCTCCGAAACGAGTGTTGGAGAAAGTATGCACCAAATTGTCGATCAAATCAAGATCTTTTTTGCTTAAGTCCAAAATAATACAGTCGTGGATAATAAAAGCCAGGCTTGTTTGGCGCCCTTTCAGAAGTTTGTTGACTTTGTTTCCGTTTTCATAAACAACGTCTGCGGTTGTTGACTGAATAACATAGTTGATTGCATGGTCGTCATCGCTTTCAATCGCACGACCAAACGGTGTATTGATAAAATCGTAATGAAACCAATCGGCTTTGATTTTTTCTTTATCGTAAACCTTTTCTAAAGTTTTGTTTGCGGCGGTTTTGCCATAAAGCCACTGGAAAGCTTTTTTCTTTGCTTGATCACGATCCTCAATACGAGAGAACACGTTTTTCATGTTCCATTCGTGAATGTCTTCTTCGGGTTGTTCTTTACCAGCCAGGGCCAACATTGTGCGAAGTTCAGCTGCGTTATAATCCAACTCAACAAAAAGATCGTTATGTGGGCGCACGGCTGTTTTAAACTCGTGCGGAAGGTTAAGAATCGGGAACGTATTTGGCTTTGTGCTCAACCTTCCTGTAATCGTGCCGTAAGGATCGTAGTGCACCCACTTATTTATGCCTTTCAGGCTTCGTAGTTTGCTTTGTAAGGCCTTTGTTGTGCTTGCCTGTGCCGCCACATCAAAATCAAAAAGAACTTCCTTATAGTTCATCTCAGAAAGAAAGCGGTGCACTTCCAATAAATGATCATAAGATTTTGGCTTGGTATAGTTTTGCAGGACGTTTTTAGTTATTTTATTTTTTACCTCGCAAAGGTCAATCAAAAAAGAAAGCGGCATAAAGTCGTACACGCACCATTCTTGGATGTTGAAGTCAACGGCGCTAAAAGCCATGTTGAAAGCTTGGAGTTTTTTCTCGATTTCCAAGTATTCTGGCATAACATCGGCTGGGCAACATTCTTTTAAGGAACGACCACCAGCCCAAATGTTTGCAACTTGCAGATCTTCCTTATCGGTTGCGTGGTGATAGGACCAAGTTTTTGCGGTTTTTGTTTCAACACCGTCAAAATGAAAAACGCCGTCTTCATAGACAGCGTGGCATTTGTTTTTCGTATCAAGGGTTTGGAACATTAAAAAACCGGGGTGAGAGTGATTGTCTTGGACGATCTCCTGACTTGGGCTGCAGTATAGCGCATTGCAGACGGCATGTCAAGAGAATCCGCCACGGCCAAAGCATTATGTAATACTTTATCTTTATTTGGCATCTCGTTTTGGTTTGTTTCTGATAAAAGCGCAAAGAAGTATAGTTTTAGTTTTTGCTCTTTTGTTAATGTTCCTTCTTTATTGATGTTTTCTTTTATTGTTCTTATTTGGTTCTTGCACATCTCGTTTGGAAAATAAACTTTGTCTTTATCGGAAAAGTGGTTTGTAAAACGGTCTTTGTTGTATTGGTTATACATTGTTGTGACCATTGTGTCAAGATAACTAAACTCTAAATTAAAATAGTTAAAAAAGTTATCAGCATAAAACTGCTTGATGTCAACGTTATTTATTTTTCTGAATGGATTATACACCAAACGATAAGGGTTTGCAAGATCTACCTCAAAACCTTGTAAATTTGCTAGCCTTACATAGTCGTTGGTGCTTCTGATGTTTCTAAAGGAAAGAAAGTCTTCAAGGATTCCTGTTGGGTTACCAACTCCTTTTTGCTTTATAACTATTGATAATCCGCTGTTTTCAAAAAATAGCCTTTTCTTAAAGTTTAAGTTATAAAAAGTCAAGGGAAGGATGTTAGAGTATCTTCCAATGTAATCTAAAAAGGTATTATAAAAATCTGTGATATTTCTTATTTTTATGTTTCTTCCGTTTATGTAACCTACAAGTAAACCATAATAAGTATTTAGATTATTTGTGTATGCTTCTAATAAGTTGTTATTGGAAAAGTCTGGTTTTTTTGTAAAGTTATAAAACTCAAAACCAACTTTCTTTTGAAACATCTTTCTTGTTATTAGATCTGTAAACTTTTTGTATTGTTCGGCTACTTCTTCTAAAACAAAAGAATCTTGACTAAACCCAACAAGCTTGGTATCTTTTGGAATAAGTGGAAATAAGTCTGGATCCAAGAAAAGTTTATAATCTAGATCGCTATTATAATTTGTTCTAACCCTTCTTGAGTAGTTTTGTATGAATTTCCCTATGTTGAATTCTTGTATGGCCATTGTTTTATTGTCTACCAACCGACTCGGCCGCCACCGCCACCGCCTCTGGGAACGACCACAACCCCATCGGTACCGCCAACTGCTCTGACGTACTGCCCGGCAGGAGATGTGTTGATTCTTTCAGCGACGTCTTCCGGTTCGAGTGATATCGGCTCGGCAGCAGAGCCTCCGGCAGCGGGTGGCGTCGACGATGCGGGCGATCCAGCAATTTCTCCGGTAACGGGGTCAAACAATCCCAATGGATTTTCTGCGTTGACAGGGGAACGGATAATTTCGAGTTCGGGCTCGTTACAATCGGTGCCGGCAGAGGCTTCCCAGCTTGCTTCAATTTCTGTATCAAATGATCCGTCTGAGCTAATTGAGTTCCTAACTTTATTGATAAAGTAATACCCACCCAAACCTAAAACGTTTGTGGCAGAGGCGGCCCCAGCACCAAAGCCAATCAAGGAAGGGTTAAGATATATATACATTCCTGGAAAGATGAAGGGTGCACCAAAGGTTGTTATTGTAGCGTCGTACTTTTCTCTTAGCGCTGTTAGATTTAAGCCGCCGGCACGAACAATCCTACCTTCTCTACGGCCTCTAATTTCATCTTTTCTAAACTTAACTGATTTTAAGATGCCTCTATCAGAGCCTAGCTTTAAATGGTAGATCCCTTCATTAATATCCTCTTGTTCATCACCATCTCTCTGTATAGCGTAACCACTACTGCGTAAAATAAAATAACTTATTTCTCTTCTGGGGCTAGGGGATGACGTTGGGTTGTAGATCCTAACTAACTGTGCGTAGGTCTCCGGCACAATACCAATTAGGCTGACGGGTGGGAGCGCTCGGATGAAATCTTGTGCGTCTACGAATCCCCGCAAGTTGTAATAAGGCGCTTGGAAGGCTGCAAATGTCGGTCGGCCTTCGGCAACAACAAAAGTGCCCTGGCTAGCCGTCCGGACTGAGTTGACATAAGAAAATTTATTTGCGATATCGATAATAAAGTCTGTTAGGTTGTATTTTACTTTTAGTGGCCTTATGATCTTCTCAGTAAAAAATGACCTAAAAGCATCAATAGAAATAAGCATATCAGAATAATTATATGCCTTTCGTATACCTGCTGCGATATCTCTGTAGGTGTAAAGACCGGTTACGAATAAGAAGTCTTCTTCCCTTTCCTGTAGAGGCGTTCCTGGTATTTCCTTCAATCCGCTTATTATGTTGTCTAAAAGGTCTCCTAGTCTTATAAAGTCAATGGTTAGGGGGCCTCGCCCTTGACCGACGTCAGCATATTTATTTAGTATTTCCAGATCTAGGGCCTGCCCCAAATCAATACCATCTAGGTTTGGACCAACCTCGTAATCGGCTGCACGTGCGGCTTCTGCAGCAGCATCGATAGCTTGTTGATCCGCAGGAGGCTCCACTGATTCTATTGTTATTTTTCCAACTCTTAGGTCATCACCGGTGCTTATATTTCTTATTACATCTTCTGTTAGATTCCTAATCACAATCTCACTCTGTGCAGCATCATTATTATTAATGCGACTGCTCACCGAACCGATAACCTGAGCCGTGCTGACTTGTAATCTGTAAATCTTATTGCTTTCGATCATCTTCCTAAATATATTATTATAGTTCTGAATTATGTTTTCATCATCAGAACCTTGCAACGCTGCGGCGATGGCTAACTCTTCCTCGGTTGGCTCTTCATTATCTACAAGATCAGAAACACTGGGACGAATGGCGTCCGCCAGTGTGGAGACTGCGCACGGATCTAATTCACCAGAGGCGCCCCCTGGAGTCCCTAGAGTACTTAAATCCAAAATTGCTCTTGCTTCTTCGATCGACTGGATTGCCGTGCCCTCTTCCGGGAGGCCAATTCGTAAAATGTTAAGACTCTCATCTGAGAAAACTTCATCAATAGCGGAATAATAGCTTATGTCTAAGGTTAAAGTACCATCTTCGTTAAAATTAATGTTGTGCTCTTGTAGAGAAAGGCGAAGGTTTGTGTTTGTCTGGCTGATGATTGCTTTGATCTCTTCTATTTTCTGATCTTCAGCAAGGTTGTGGTTGATTGATCGATCGAGTTCCCAACCTAGTTGTGCTGTTATCTCAAATTTAAACTCTACTTGGCCATCTTCGTCTGCTACGCCAATACCAGCACCAATAAGATTAATTAAATCAACACTGTCTCGATTTCTTAAGGCTTCTTCGGCGTCGTTAGTATTGGTGCCAACAAAATCGCTTAAACTTTGAAAGAACAATGATATATCAAAGTTAACAAACGACCTAACAGCTTCTGGGTTTGTTCCTTCATAGGACCAATTAACACTTTTAATCCCTGCGCCACCGGCCCTTCCAAAATTGTAGCTAGTTATGTCATCGATGTCTGAGTTTTTTGTAAACGACTTAAACTTAAACTCTAGATCACCATCGCTATGGATTGCATATGAGCCATCAGTCTGTCTTCTATATACTCTTTTAAACAATCTTATCTTTGGAACCAACAAAGACAGATATGGTGTGCGCATTGCGAAGAATGGAAGAAGGCTTGGTCTTTTTTGAAGGAAGTTGATCAGCAAGCCTCCGTCTCTAAAACTTGCTGGTATGACGTTTGTTTGTTTTGTCATTTCCATGTCAAAGAAGTCTTCTATTATCCGTTCGTTTAGTGTGGCCAGGACGCCTTGCTGTCTGTTTAACAAGAAAGTTACGGCTGCTTCGCCAGTTAGCTCTTGGATCTCGCCTGCAAGGGGAATTCCTTCTGACTGAGCAAGGGCGCTCGTTTGTCCGGTTGCTGGATCTATTATAAACGTTGGTATGCCGTAGCTCCCGCCAGGGCCGCCGCCGGCTATTACCTTATCTTCTTCGTCTTTAATTGGTTGGAGCTGGTCGTTCAGCTGGCCCTGGAAACGAGAGGGTGTTATAGGGGGGTCGTTAACTTCTAAAACTTGAGCTCTATTTACCCCGATCTCCTCCAAAGTTGACAAATAAAGGTCTTCGTTTATAGGGTCGCCATTTGGTGTTACCGCAGTGCCGGAACTGAAACCTTGCCGCCGTCGGTCGTTCCATTCCTCGTACGGAATAATTATATTTATACGCAGTTGAACATTCTCATTTATAAGAGCAACTTGTTCAGGATTTAAACGTTGTGGATTAATTGTAGCCATCTAAATAAGCCTCTCGTAGATTTGATCCAATGGAAAAGGAATCAAAACTTCATCCCCAACAGAAAAGTGTGCGTCGGTTGGCTTTTGATTAAACCAAGCAATAATCCACCAAAGTTTTGAGTCTCCATAAAACTCAAAAGCTAGCTTAAACAATCTAGTTCTTCTTTGCCAAATAACGGTTCGCATTGAATATTGCCCTCTTTCCTCATTAGAAAGAGGCTGGGCAAGTGCTGTTTCAATTAATCTTGTGTTTATTAGATTTCTTGATCTTAGTATGTCTTTTGCTGCCGGTGTTCTATTGGCTTGGAAGATTCTTTTGTTTGTGTATCTTGACATTGTTTAAATCTTTTAATCGCTGCTAGCATCGCTTTCGGTTATTGGGGTGAGAGAACGACCCGCCGTACGGGCGCTGGGGGCACGGATTGGGATAGAAGTGTCAATTTCGATCGGCTCATTAAAGTCTTGCGACCGAAATACGCTGCCCTGTAGAACCGGAGGCAGGTTTTCCTCCCTGATGTCGTCGGCGGAGGAGATGGCTCTATCTGCGACATCGCTTCCGACGGAAAAAGCTCGTGTCATGGTTTGCTCGACAACTTCATCACGTATATAATAAGGGTATAAAGCGCTTTCATTAATGAACCCCCTCGTAATGGCAGGCTCTCCTTCAATGTACCCAAGATCGTGCGTGTGAAGGATTGTGGCTGAAAAGCTCACCGAAAAGAAAGCAGGGATTGCCGAACCAACTTCATCAACCCAGCCAGCAGACCCATCAAATTTAAAACTATGGGAAAAGTTGGTTATGCCGCAAACTAATCCACTTTTTGGGTCGTCGCTGGGCACCCCTCGTGATTGGTCATAGATTAAGTTCGCAAATTTTATTCGCAATAAGGGAGACGCCGAGATTGCATTTGCAGATCCTGCTTCAATAAACCCTGGATAAAGAAAATTGATTAGTTTGTTAAGAGAAGCTAAGTTTAATGATGCTTGTTCTTTGCTATGGGAAGGGACATCAAAAGCAACGTCCATTGTTCTTTCAGTTCCTTGAAAAGTTAAAATCGGATCTTGTCGGCCGAAGACTTTTTGAGGGTTCCAACTCGGAGAGAACTTATCGTCTAGTTTAGTTAACAAAGCTGGGAATTCAACCTTATCACCGGAAACCACAGAATAGAAAATAAAATAATAATTCTTTACGTTTGCATAATCGATTATGTAATCTGCCATTTGTTTCTCCTAGCGTTCAATTGAGGCCCTGAACCGTGTTGCATCATGTCTGTCAATCCACCTAGCCAATACTCGGCCATCAAGTTCTATTGTGTTTGTTGTTCCTTGATTGTTGGCCTGCCCTCTAACCAGACTGTTGATTGCATCTGCTAGTCTGTTAGTGCTTTCAGCGCCTTCAGCGTTTGAGACAGCATCAATGATCATTTTTATTCTTTCTAATTGCTCTGCCTCAACGGACGAGCCAATTTGCATTAAGTTGGCCAACGAATCTGCTGTTGCCTTAAAAGCAACCGTTTTTTCTGTGCTGTCGGGAAGTTCATTTAAAGCTTCGCCAACGTCCCTTATAAACCCTGGTACTCCCGAACCCGCAAGGTCGACATTGGCCAGACCTTCCAGTGAAGACATTGCTGCAGCAAAAGAATTAACTTTGTCAGTTTCTAATTTATTGATGTTTTTTACTAGCTTTTTAACTGCTCCACTGCCACCCATGAAGCGACTAACGCCCATTAGTACAGTAGCAGCACTAAACTTAATCAAGGCACCGGCAGCGGCTCTGATGGTGTCTGGATCTAGCCCGTGAAACTCTGAAACCAGGGCAGCAAGGCCTCGAACTAACAACCAGACGCCTGCGCCTGTGACGAGGGCGGCGGCGGCGAAGATTCCGAGTCCAACGACGCCTTTCGTGCTTGCTTTGCTTACGGCACCGATACCGGCGGCCATTGATCTTCCGGCCGGGCCAGCAGCAGCTGCAGCAATTCTCATTCTAAGGCCAAGAAGCCCAGCCGAGAGTGCAGCTGCTGCAAGCCCAGCAGACAGAACCAACAAGGCTGCTTTTGTCGCCCCCATCCCTTCTGTCATGCCTAAAAGCCCATCAACTATATCATTGAGCTTTTCAACAATAGGTCCAACTAATATTGCCAAGTTACCCATAAGAACTTTAAACTTATCCATTGCGGTTGAGGCATCTCTTGTTCTTTGTGCTAGCTCTTCTTGAGTCATTCCGGCGTGCATTAGCTCTGCGGCGGTTTTTTCTACTTCGCCACGAGTTGTTCCAAAAAGTTGTGCCGCTTCTTCCAAGGAGATGTTAAGGGCATCTGAAACTTCCCTTTTTTGGTAGCGGTCCATTTCGTCAAAAGTCAATGAAGATTGTTCCATTGCTCTTTGTAGCAACTCTATTCTTTCTTCTTCTGTGGCATTCAAAAGAGAATACGTATCAAGCAAGTTGCCGCCTAGGACCATGTTTAGGCGACCGGCTGCTTGGGATGAAGCCTCAAAGGTGTCGTATTGACCAACAATGTTATAAAGTTCCTGAACGGACAATCCGGTTGCTTTTGAAGCTGCTTGCAACTCCAAAAAGACATCCATGGCACCGGATCCCATCTTTGCAAACAACTCGCCCATTGCGACAAGATCAGCCGATACTTGACTAAAAGGTATGCCGAGAGCATCTGCTGCGCCGGCGACTTCTCTCATTGCCGTTTCTGTTTCAGCCAAAGACATTCCTGCAACTTTTGTAAATGTCTGTGCCATACCTGCGGCGTCGCCACCAAGCTTTTCTATTTGCGCAGACAACACTGTAAAGTCTTGTTGTGAGTCTCGGGATAGCTCTGAAAACTCGCTAAACCCTGAATACAGCCTTCCCATTGTTCCAACGGCTTCGGCGCCGCTGATGCCCATAAGACCCAAGGATTCTCTAGTGTCAAATGCTGCTCTTGCAAAGTCACGAGAAGCCCCTGTAGCCTGAACGAAAGAAGCACCGGCGGCATCAGCAGCAGAAACTGCCGCTATGGTTGATTCTATCAAACGCTCTACGCCGGAAAAAAGCACCTTTGAAAAACTTAGGCCCTTGGCGGCATTTAAACCATAAGCTTTAATTGCGGCCCCCATGCCTCTAATGCCTTTTCCAGCTTCAAAACTAGCTACTGCCGCCCTGGAGAAAGAATTACTTATCGGGGCAATTTTATCAGCTAAGAGACCGCCTTGTGTTGCGGCGTCATTAATTGCATTTGAGAGGTTTTGTGTTAATTCTAGCTTTTTTTGGAGATTTGCTAATTCCTCTACATCTATGTCTTGCCCTTCTCGTTTTAGTTGCCGAATTTCGTCTTGGGTTTTCGCTATCTCTGTAAGAAGATCCGCTTGTCCTTGTGTTAGCTGATTAGTCTTTACTTGGGCTTCAATTTCTTTTAGCGTGAACTCTAAAGTTTTTTGTTTCTCCTTTAAAAATTCCTTGTAGTTAGCTAATTCTTGTTGATTCTCAAGATCTTGATTTTGATTGTTATCATCATTTGCCATTACAAAGCTACCTTAAAACGAAAATTACTTAATGGGCCACTTCATTCCAGTTTCACGCTCAAAGTTTCTAACAGCTGTATTCAATTTTGACTTTGAAGCGTAAGTGCGAGGGTCGTTCAAACCATATTTTTCAACAGCTTTCATATATCTTTTTTCACCACCGATGGCCCTTGTAAAAGAATCAACTTGAGTTCTTGTTCCGGTAATGTGGGAAACATCAAAAATTCTTGAATAATCTTTAAATCCAAGCATCTTTAATACTGCTGATTTTAACTGAGCTCCTTGGCGAGCAGCATAGTACTCTTGAACCAAATTTAAATTCAATGTGGTATCTTCATTAATTTCTTTTTGTTCAGACATAAAACTCCTCCTAACACAGTAAATAGTTTATAAAAGAAAACCCGCCATAAAGCGGGTTTTCTTATTTGTTGCTTTTTCTTGCTTTTTTTATTTGTTCTTCTTCATCTTCTTTTTGTCTAATCAATCTTTGAATAAACCATTTTCTTAAACCAACTGGGATTGAGTAAGATTCAAACAAAGAAAATCCGCCATGGTATTTTAAGGCAAACAACTCTTCGTATATTACTTCTTGGTAACTAGATGTCAGGCCAAAGGAAGCGAAAGTTGATTGGTAGATCCATTTCAACCTCCGTATCACAGGAAGGACAAACAAAGTCACCCTTCATATCAACTCCTGGCTGGATGTCTTTCATTACCTCTTTAAGCTTTTTGGCGTCACGAAGAGGCATGTTTTCTACATAAGTTCCAACTAAAGCAGGATTGTCATTTACAGAAACAATAATAAGCCTGTAAGTTTCTAAAGATGCTGAAAAGTCAACGTTATGCTTTTTATATTTCTTTTCCTTGTCGGCTAAGGCTTTTTCGTCCTTACCTGTTAAAAAGCGTATCTCGATTTTGGCTTTTGTCTTTGGCGCCGTAAAAGCAAACGTTCCTTTTCCTGTTGCCTCAACACCTTCGGACAAAGTTAGAGGCTTGTTGCGAACACATTCTTCCAAGTCAAAAGTTACTTCAGTCTTTTTCATACAAGAACGACAAACTGCCTCAACGGGATATTCATCACCATAAGCAGATCTTCGTATTTGTGTCAAGATCGCATTTTTGTCTCCAACCAAAAGGTCATCTAAGTCAAAGTCTTTTGTTACGATCAAAGAGTGTAAAAGCTTTTCAACAACAGTGCCTTGCTTTATATAAGACTGGTTTAAAAGAATGTCTTCTTCCTTGGCAGTCATTTGTCTTACTTCCACTGTTGGGTTTTTTCGAAGAGGATGGTCCTCTGGATAAAACTCGCCTCCTGATGGAAGTTCAACAATATCATTTGCGGCCACAAAAGAAAAATCAGCACCTTGCTGGGCCATTGCAGGTGCTGGTTCCGGGGATGTTTGGGGAACTTCGGGAGCCCCCAAACGGTCTTGATTGTTTCTCATTATACTCCTATGAGGTTAGTAAGTTTTTATGCGCCGAAGCTTGGGACAGCAGTGCTGCCGTTATAGAAGTTAAAGAAGTCGTATTTAAGCGTCATTGAAATCTCTGAGAGGTCCTCACTGTCGTATGCCAAATTTTGGCCAAACTGAACTTGCTTAATCCAAGCGTTAGTAAGGGCAAAGCTAATGATGCCATCTTGTCCGTCTTCTCCGGATCCTAAATGCTCAATAGTAACATTTCCGAGCGAATTAACAGAACGACTCTTTGTCATTAGGGAATCGTTAGCTGGAATTTCTCCTGTTGGGATGTTATACCCTGAGTTTGCAAACTTTGCAAGAACTCTTTGTGATATCTCGTCATTAATAGAATCGACTACCGTAAATGAAATCTCGTTATAGGTAACGGTGCCTGGGAAGTAGAAGGTGTGGTTTAAAAACTTGTGTTCTGATTCTCCGACGTTGATCTCTGGAAGGTTAATCGATTTGACCACCCAAGTTGGAATCAAGCCATTAGCGTCGGAAATCCGAACTAAGAACTTAAAATTTCGACGAGGTTCAGAAGTTGCTGTGCTGCTCCAAAATGCCATTTATTATTTCTCCTTTATCTTAAATAGTCCTAGCTATCAAAACTTGCGCCGGAGCGGAAGATTTCGAAATCGATTGCAATAAACTCAATTGCCCTAGTCGGCTTAAGGAGCACTTTTGCATATAGTACGTTGCGATCGATTAGATCAGGCGTTGTTGTTGTCTCATCAAGAATAAGTCTATAATCTTCTAGACCAAACTTAGCTTTGACATCGTCCAAGAGCGGGCGTGCTCTAAGAAGGAATTGTGCCCAAGTGTCACGAACGTTCGGCTGGAATAAGATTGAATCTGCAATTCTTGAGATTTCCTTCTTGATGAAAATAAGAAGCCGACGAACATTGACTCGGTCAAGTGCAGAAGCACTGGCCTGAAGTGTTTTCTGCCCGAAGATAACAACCCCCTCTTGTGGGAACTGCGCAATCGGGTTAACGTTTACGCCGTATAAGTCGTCTCTTTCCTTTGAGGATAGTCGCTTAGAAACGCCAGTTGCTACAATACCGGTTGAGCCAGCTGAGAGGCCGCCACGGTTGAAGCCAGCTGGTGCGAACCAAGGCTCCGCAACTCTCTCTGTATAACCAAACGCTGACAACGCTGCCACTGTCGCAGGGACATACAATACAGTGTTTGATCCTCGGTCTCTTATCTGAACTGCCGGGTAGTAAGCAGCACCGTAAGAACTATCGAAACCTCGTGCCTTCATTTGGGTTACAGCAGCGCTAGGATCAGGAAGTGCAGTTCTGTTTGTTCCTATCTGTCCAGCTAGCAACTCAAAACGAGGCTTATAATCGTTTTCAATGTCGATAATAGCCAATGTGTCTTTTCTTTCCTCGGCCATATCAACCAAGTAATCAGTTACAAGAGGATCGGACAAGCCCGGTACGGTTACAACGTTGTGCTCAATCACATCAGGGTCTCTAAGCATGTCGATTGCCTTACGAACTGAGTATAGCTCATATGAAGTTTGCTCAGACGCTCCTATTAGTCGGTTTGCAAAAGGCTCTGGCTCTGTAATGTCCAAGCCGTCTGTTCCGCCAACTAGCGGTAATGTAAATGAGTTGACACTAGCATCAAGAAGGGTATCGATATCCCCTGTTCCTCTGAAAGATTCTCCATCTGCTCGTGAACCTGAAACATAAACAGGAACTGCGGCCGAGCCCGAGACATCATCTAATGAGAAGATGTAAGAGTATTCTAGGCCGGTACCCGTAAGCGTGCCCCCTGAGCCGTAAGGATCGTCTAGGTCTGAAGAGAGTCGTCTGGTGTAATCAGCATAGCCGTTATCACGTCTGGCGAATGTGCCTTGTGTGCGTGCACCATAGAAAGCGCTCTTCGGCGCTGAGACGCCGTAAGTGCCTGACTGGCGAAGTGAAATCCTAGGAAACTCAATTCGGGCGCCCATGCTAGCAGTGAAAGCGGGGCCAGAGTATTCAGAGCCGGTTGTAAGTGTCGCACCGGCAAACATTGAAGCTTCACCGACAACCAAACCAGCACCAGTACCTGGAGTACCTGTGTCTATTTGAGTTGCTGTTCTTATTGGCCCAAAGTAACCAAACGGAAGAACTGCTGGGTTAGCGGTAGCGTTGTCGACTTCATCATTCATTTCCATACGAATGTATTTTGAGACATTGTTGTATGTTCCATACTCTTCGTAGTATTTTTCAGTCGTGTTCCAGCTTAGGTATCTATCGCCAATTCGACGAGCAATATAATCTGGGGATGCTGGATTTAGATTTAGACCTGTGAATGATTCTAAAAGATTTAGGGCGTTATCTGTATCGCTAGCAGCTCGCACGAAAACATCAAAAGTGCCGTAAGGGTCGACAGTTGGGTTAACTGCTGCTTTTACGTTTGCAATTGATATCTTGACGTTTTTATTGTCCCACTCGCCTCGATTATCAGTAGCAGCAAAACGGAAAAGTTTCTGCTGATTTTGTGGCTGATAGGAGCCTGTTTCTTGCGTAAGATCTTGTGAGAACACTAGGCCACTCTTTGCTCCGGCAGACGCATCGACACGGTCTGCTAGGTCTGCTTCCGAACCGGTTAGTGGGGCAACGAAAGCAAAAGCGTTCTTCCCAGTGCCACTAAGCGTAGTTGGCGCACCAGTACCGGGACCGCCGCCACACACAATCTCTTCTAGTGAGCTTTCAAAAGTCTCTCCTAGCCAGTAATTCAATACTGTGCCGGTGTCATAAAGATCTGAATTTGTGTAGTGCGGGTTTGTGTTGAATACCTTACGAATGTACTTTTCTGAGTTTGGATCAAAATTGAACGTGGCAGTAAGGTGGTTGGAACCTTGGTAGTTTTTGACAATTGCCGTAAATGTAAGGTCAAATGCGTTAGAAGATTCATTCTGAACCAATGTACCAGCGGCATCAACCGGAGTGGTTTGGCCGTTCGTGGTGCTTATAAGCTGTACAGATGCAGATGCATCTGTTAAGTAAAATACTGCGCCGAGTGAAGCAGTTGTTTGCTCAAAACCATTAGTTCCAGAGACAACATTAGCAACGAATACGCCTGTAGCTTCGAGCGCTGTCCAGCCAGCGTAACCGGTCGTGGTCGCTTCTGGGTGTTGTTCTCCTGCCAATCGAACAAATGTTATTGGGTTGTTGTTGCGAAGGTAAGCTTCGGCGGCGAATGCTCCGTAAGTCGGGGCGGCAAAGTTTCCTTCACGCCATACATCTCCACCTCTACCTCCAGGCGACGGGGCGCCAAAGATTCTATAAAGGTCATCTGTTGACTCAAGACGAACAGGGGTCATTGCTGGTCCATGCGGGGTACGACCAATTACTGCGGGGCCAACTGGGGGTGCCTCAGCCGGGATTCCTGAACGATCAATTTCTGCTACTTGAACTCCAGGTGAAATAAATCTAAATTTGTCTGCGGGCATTGCTTAAAACTCCTTAGTTGAATTATATAATTATAGTTCAATAATAAATAGTTGAAAAATTCTCAAAAACACCTACAGGGTTAAAATTGTTGTTTCTTTTGGAAATTTGTATTCTACAATGCTTTCCCTGATTATTATTTTTGGTTTTTCTTCGTTGACATATTCGCCAAATAAATAACCAATTAAATTAAAAGTTATTTTTGCTTCCAACTTTCTTTGTTCTTCGCCTAAATTTGCTGAGTTGTCTGAGATATTGTAATTTGAATCCATAAACAACTCATAGCGGTGAAAGTTGTTCTCCACTACCTTATAGTTTATGTTTCCGGTTCGTACCATAAAAGGCTGAATCATTTCATTCATTTGCTGGGTGTATAACGAGGTAAGGGTTACTTCATAAATTGGATTGATGTGCACCACTTGAGGTATACCAATAAAGTCATAAACAACTTTTGTCTTTTTTCTTCTTTGGTTCTGCGTTGACTGTCCGGTTTGTTGTTTTGCAAATGCATTGGAGAAATCTGCTGTTTTACTTTGCATTATTCTTTTTGCAATCTGAATAGAAGCACCATTAGAATCTGGTGGGACGTTCCCTTGGAAGATTCCTTTTTTTGAAGGATCTTTTGATAGGCCGGTTCTCGCAACAGTAATAATCGGAAAGTTTAGAATGTCATTTGTTCTTGGATCTTTCTTTGTATACCAAGCTCGTTCTGATCCTTGCCAAATAACCGGAACTTTCTTGAAGCCTTTGTTTGTTCTTGTGCTAATGTTTAGATCTTCATTGACAAAGTTAAAAACAGCCTCGTCAATGTTTTCCAATGTTGAGGGTTCGAATGGGATGTGTATTAATCTTTCTGATCCGTTATTGTCCATCGAATAAACCTTCTCTTGATCTCAAGCACTTGGCTGAAATCTCAAATCTTCTGTCTGCTTGCCCAAATAAAAGCCTAGGCTCCATAAGGGTTGTTATTTCGTATAAAATCTCGTCATACAACACAAAATCTCCTTCTCTAACATAAAGATCTTGGTCCTCTGTAAGCCTTCTTTTATGGAAGTTTACAGTTATTGAAGCAGTTTTGTCCAGGCCGTAGTTTGATGTTTCTGTTTGAATACCATCAAACTTGACTAATGCGTATACTCTAACTGGAGGAAGGAAAGATTTTTGGATTGCCTCCCCATAAAGTGAATGATAGTTTGTATGTTCTAAGGAAAGTGGGTAATAAGCAACTGTTTGTCCTATTACTCTTTCTATTAGTTCATCATTTACTTGTTTTACCAGATCTCGCTCTTTCTCATTGAAAAAGAGTGGCGGCGGCGGCTGAGCTGGTCTAGACCATTTGTTATCTGCCATTATGCGCTACCTTGTGGGCCAGTATAGATCGGCATTGGAATAGCTTTAAAGGTCTCAACCACTGCCGAGATCTTTGTTTGGTCGTCTTGGGCAAGTTTGGTATAAGTTAACTCGTCCATAATGGTCTTGAGTTCATTTCTAAGGGCTTCCTTTTCTGCCTTGCTCTCATCTTTTAGGGCAGTACCGTTCAGCGTCACAGACTCGCCAGGAATAGGAACTGTGGCAAACTTAGAACGTACCTCTCCTAGTTGTCCTTTTGATACAGCAAGAGCATAGCGCCGAATCCAATGTTTGCCTATTGAGTTAATAGAAGCATACGGCACATTTTCGTATGGAAGGGTGTTTAAGTTGTTTACACCATTGATTTGCTTTTCAACATAACCAATAGACGAAGAAAGTGGTGATTCATCTACTGAATACTCGATCCACATCTTTTTGGGCTGAAAAGTGGTTGGAGAAGGGAAAATACGAAGTTGGTTGTTTCTTAACTGATATGAAAAGCCGCTTGTTCTTGTGTAAATAGCGTCTTCAAAAGCCATTGCCTGGGCTTTATTTTGCCAAGTTGGAATAACTTCAAAAGTTGAATCATCAGCAAACTGACCATAACTAGATAAGTTGCCAACAGCGTTCAAACCGCCATAATAGCCATAAAAGCGCCACACTGCTTGTGGGGTTTTATAAAAAACTTTTCTAATTAAGATTCTACTATCTGTTCCCACTCTTGATGAATGAACTGGATCTGCTCTTAAGATGCTTTCTAAGTCATAGTCTTGCTTATTGACCTCAACATCAATCGAAGCTGAGTAAATGTTGGTCAAGCCACCAACACGAACTTCTGTGCCAACAGCATCACCAACTCTGCGTGAGTATTCAAATGAAAAGCGAGTATACTTTATAGCAGCTGCTGAGCCGGAAGCGTCGCCGGCTATTATTGTGCCGTCCGAGTCAAAAGAACCAGTTGAAGATCCTAGCAGGTCAGAAAGAGAGTTTTTGCTTTGATGTAAATTAACAAGATAAGAGTATTCTATACAAGCATCTTCATAAGCCGCATAAACATTGCCGGCTGTAAGCTCAATGTCCAAAACGTCGCCGCCAAGCATTTTATAAGTATAAGCAACTTGGTCTGAGGCGCCTGTTAGAAAGGAGTCTGATGAAGAATAAATGCCGTATGGTAAAGTTGCGGCCACATCAGTTGCTGTCCCGGTCTGAGGAAGTATTATTGCTGATGTTTGGGAAGTAGGTGTTAGGACAGGCAAAGACATTCGTGTATTCTCCTTATAAGTGCTCTATCTTAAATAGTTCTCGGCAAAAGAAAACCCCCGGTGTTTCCACCGGAGGTCTCTTTTATCCTAGTTCAGACTAGTTCTTAGCCAAGGAAATCCTTGCAGACAACTAGACCGTACATGTCCGGACGAACCATCTTCTTGGCGTAACGGGTCATGACACCCTTACGAGGTACGAAGTCCTCGACACCGAAGATAGTCGGAGTCACCTGGAGAGGAACATACGGAGCGTATACGTAGCCACTCTCAAGGAAGGAAGCGCCCTTGCGACCAACTAGTACGACATTGCGTAGGAAGTAGGGGTCGACATAAACGTCAAACTTCTTGGAAAGTGAACCAACACGAACAGCACCAACGGACCCACGGTCATCATCGTGAGTTACAGCAGCACGGAAGCCGGCGGTGAACTCAAGAATGTTAGCCATTTCAGGGGAGACAACAATATAGTTGGCGCCGCCACGAAGTGTCTTACGGTGGATCTGAGCGGAAACATCATTGATTGTTTCAATGAGAGTTTCGTACCACTCTGAAACATTACCAGTGAAGTCGGCTCCAAGAAGGCTCTCGTTCTGGGTCCCATTGGCGATATCAGCGCCGGTTTCACGGTCGAGGAAACGACCCGGTCGACGTGACCAGTAGAATGTACCAGCAGTTGCGCCCTTAACAAGGTCTTCAAGAATCTCACGATCAATCTCAAGAGCAACCTGCTCTGAAAGGATTGAAGTAAGCTCAACCTCTGCGTCCATGTTGTGGTATGCGTTGAGGTCCTGACCAAGTTCCGGAGTCCACTTCGCCTTAAGCTTCTTGGTGACTGCGGTGACTGATACGGAGTCGACCTTGATGTCAATCTCAGGGATATTAGGGTTGCCCTCAAGTCCCCAAGTTGCATCACCAACAACTGCACCAAGGGCGCCGCCAATGAAGTCGTCGTCAATTGGGAGGGTGCATGCTGTTACGGCATCTAGTGATGAGGAAAGAGTGTTCGATGTCTCTGAGCCTGAAGCCTCAAGAACAACAAGAACCTTTGTTGAGTCTGTTGGGTCAAAGCCAGTAAGTCGTCGAACTTGACGTCCGTCGCTAACGCTGGTAAGGGTTAGGCCAACAAAGTTATCCTCGTTGAACTGGCCACTTGTTAGGGTGGCAAGCGGTATTGTTGCAGCAGCGAAAGCCGAACCTGAAGTTAGGTCAGCGTCGAAGCGAAGAAGTCTCTGGAGATCGTAGCCTGTTGAACTGCCGCCAAATACAAGGGCACCGCCATCTGTAACAGAGCCTGAAGCAACGATTGTTGTTGCAATAGTCACGGAAGCAGTTGGTGATGCAAAGCCGTTGTTAAGTGCGTAAGGGCCGGTCTCAACGTTGGCGCCGGTAAGAATAACACCTCCGGTGATCTGTGAAGCAACTCTTCCTCCACCGTAAACTGAAGTATCGGCAGCATAGCCAAGACGTGGCATTGTCGTACCATCACTTGAGAAAGTAAAGTCTAGGAAGAAGATTAGTCCTGAAGGAAGTGACATCGGCTGAACAGAAACTAGGTCCTGGGCAACAAGTGATGCGAATACACGTCGAACGAGGGGGAATGCAACTGCTGCAAAGCCTTCAACGTCGCCGGAGTTCATTGCGGATGATTCACGAAGAAGCTCCTTGGCCTGGTTTTCAAGTAGTCGAGCCATCTGGTGACGATGGTCTTCTGTGTTTAGACCCTCAAGAAGTCCTGTTCGCTCCCACTTATTAAGTAGTGCACTTGACTCCTTGTGAAGGTCACGGGGCTCAATGCCCTCTGTGAGTGTCTTAAGTACTGACATTTTAAAATTTCTCCTTTTATATTAAAGTATGCCTGCTAGTCTCTTCATACGAAGAACGTCGCTTGACTCGCTTATTGTTTGTTTTTTTGAGGGGCGAGCCACAAGTGTTCTAACTTTTAGCGCTTCAGTCAAGTTTTCTGGGCCAGCATTCTTTGCAGGTTCAGACGAAACCGATTCACATAGAGTTTCAAACACAGCTTTGACCTTATCGGTCGTGTCGGCCCGGTTGATTGTTTCGACAATTTTACTTTTTTGCCGCTCATTCAAGGAGTCATCTAATAGGGCTTTGTTTGTATAAAACAGTTTTGTGTTAACGAGATGAGACTCTGAAAGCTTATTCTGCAAGCTTTCAACCAATACTGCAGTATTCTTTATTACATTGTTTTTTTCTGTTAGTTCTTTTTCTAAACTGTTCTTGCTCTCGGTAAGTTCTCTAACGGCTGCTTTGAATGCAGCGTTATCTTCTTCAAGCTCAGTTGATCTCATGCGGGCTAGCTCAAGCTCTTGTTCAAAGAACACTTGGCTGTCGGGGCGTCCTGCCCAGCCGCTTTTTTGCGCTGAAGTATCAACGGTAAGCTTTTCCATAAGGCCAAGAAGCTCGTCTTCAGAAATGTCGATCTCTTCTGCTATAGCCTCTGGCTCACCGGTAGCGTCTTCTATTTCTACTTCGGAGTCCTCAAGCTTGTCTAGGTCAATAGTGACCATTTCTTCGTCGCCATCTTCTTCGCCCATTTTCGCTACTTTTACGGCGAGTTGATCAAGGACGTTTTGAGCTTGTTCAATTGAGTCAGAAACGTCGTCAATCATTTGCTCGGCTTCTTCTTTTTCATCGGCCGGCTGGGCTTCATAAGACATTGGTAGATCGTCTTCAACCTCGCTTGTCTCTTCGGCAGCATCAAGGTCTAGAACTTCAGCTTCCGCTTCGGCTCCAAGGTCCCCTGCTTCCATTTCTTCGTCGTCCTGCTCTAAAAGGCGGTCGACGGCTTCTTTGATTTGTGATGAATATTTTTCAAGAACCTCGGCTTCGGCGTTTGCTTTTGCAACCTCACGAAGGTCTTTTGCATCTACGATGGCTTGTTCAAGCATTGACATTAACTAACTCCTTAATAAAGTATAATACCACTTATAAATAGTGTGTCTTTTTTAAAAATACTTGTTTTTCCTAAAAATAGCTTATAATAATCTTATCCTACGCCGGCAGAACCTGACCAGTTATTGGCTAGTTCACTTGCGGCGATTGTTGTTAGACCAGCACGAATCTCATAATCCACGGTCACGGCCGTTGGAGCAGTCGCTTGTCTCTGTAAGAACAAAGATGTTACACGCCAGCCGTAAATCTCACTTGTCCCAGCTGAATGCAGAATATAGTTAGTGCCGGCTGGGGCAGATTTTTGGATCCCTAGAGATGAAAACCCTATTCTTAGATCTCCAGAACCGGCTGTTGTAAAAATTTCTATAAAGTTAGTTACATTTGGAAAAACTATTTCAACTATAGTATCATTGGTAATTTGGCTGCCCTTTAACAAGTAGGGTATTGAGCTTACTTGATAAGAAGCAGAGTTTCCTAACCCACTTCTATACTGAAAAACACTCATCTTATCCTACTCCTACCGATCCAGACCAGTTGTTGGTTAGTTCTAGATCCGAAACTGTTGTTAAACCAGCGTGAATTTCTATAGCTCCACTGCCGCCGGATGGTTTTACAAAAACACTTGAAACTCTCCAATAATATATAGCAGATTCACTGTTGGGGCCAACTGTAAAATAATTGTCACCAGAGTCTACACCCAAGTATGAAAAACCTACATTCAAAGTGCTAGTACCGGAGGTATTAACAATTTTTATAAATTTTGTAACTTGCGGAAAGGTAAATTCCTTTGTAGCCCCACCTGGAAAACTGGTAGTCTGTTTTTTAAGAAAAGGTATCGCACTTACTTGGTAAGCAGCAGAGCTACCCAACCCACTCCTATATTGAAATGCGCTCATTGATTATCTCCTAAGATTAAGAATTATCTTTTGCTTCTTCAAGCTGTCTTCTTATTCTTTCTTTTTCTTGCCTTCTCTTTTTTCTTCGCTTTTCTTCGCTGCGAACATCCGAAGGTTTTTTGTAATATTGTCTTTCTCTGTAAGTTTCAAGGATGCGATCTTTCTTCAACATCCTCTCTAGAACTTTGTATGCCTTCATGACATCTCCGTTCCTTACTTCCACTTGGTATGGCTCAATTCCATCTAGGGCATTGATTTTCTTTCCATACTTCTTTCTTTTCTTGTCAAGTTTTCGGTCATATTCTTCAAATTTTCCTCTACTTGACTTGTTGTACTTTCTCATTGGTCTCCTATAGTCCGAAAGCTGATAAATCTACACCGGCGTCGTTAGGATCTGTGTCCCTTAGAGCACCGAATTTTTCTTGTTGCGAGGAAGGTGCGGCTGCTAGCGGCTCCGTTCCTTCAAAAATGTTCACGCCGCCAAAGTTGCCTGCGCCGCCGATTGAGTCCAAGAGACGTTTTCTGGTTTCGTTGAGATCTCTCTTTGGCTTGGCTTTTTGTGCTTTTTTCATAAACTTACGAATAGGCTCTTCATCTCTACTTTCAGTTATAGTTGAGACAGAGACGCCTTGCACTGATTCTTTGATTATGTGAGCAAGAACTCCTGGCTCTTCCATAATAACTTCTTTTACGCACTCTTTGATAAGAGGCTTTAAAATCTTTGTGAGTTCATCTTTATTCATTATAATCCTACTAGGTCATAAATTTTTGAAAGTATTATTTGCTCTTTGGTATTGTCCAAAGCGGTTCTTGTAAGGTCTTCATTCATATAAGAAGATCTTGTGGGGCCAATAAAAGCACCTGGTGTTGATGGTTCCTGAACAATATCAAAGCAAATAAGTTGGAAGTCGTCGTTAACCATTGTTCCTTCACGAGTTTCACGAACTGATCCAAGACCCCTTGAAGAAATACCTATTTTTACGCCGGCATTTACAAGACCTTTTAAGATGTCTCCTGCTGGAGTGGGTAGAACTTCTAACTTACCCATTACTTTATTGCCGTCTAGCCAAATATCTGTAATCAAATGTGAAACATTCTTAAGATTCACAACTGAGTCATCAGGGTGGTCTAATTCACCAACAGAACGACGATCGGCAACTACTTTTTTGTAGTTATCTACTTCTCTGCGAAGTGTTTTTTCCGGATAGACACGACCATTGCCGTTTCGCTCACCATACTTTTGCAAACATCCAGTAAGAATAACAGCGCCTTCTGATACTCTGCGCTTTTCACCTTCTGTTAAAAAGTCTTGACAAACCCCACCGTCACAAAGTTCATAGAACTCTCTCAATAATTGTTTATGCATCTAAATTTCCTTTGGCGGGCGCCACCCGCTCGGTTCAAGACCCCTTGCAGCAGCGTCGAACCGGCTGTAGAGCCCATTTTTGTGTCCAAGGCATAATAATCTCCATTCTTTTATAAATAGTGTTAAGTTTTATAAATTCTAAAATTTATTCCTTCATCTCCAAAGATTTGGCACAAGGCATAAGAAGTGCCTGATGAAAGGCACCCATAAGCAAAGCCGTATGAGAGTTCTGGCGTGTTTAGAATACAGTAAATAAGCAAACCAGCCCAAAAACCAACGCACATAGGGCAGTGGAAAAAGTGGTGCTTTGGCCTGACGCTATTAAAGATTGATCCATAAACCAAAATCTGTGTCAAGCCATAACTAGCCAGAATAAAAAGCGGTAACGGCATTAGAAGTGATAAGTAATGTAATACCTGCGAGCAAAACGAGGGTCGATTGAGCCTTTCTTTTCTGCTTGCGGAACGTCCCCTAGATCTGTGTATACCTCTGGATCTGTAAGCCGCTCTTGCTCGTTGTCTTCAAACTTATCGTTCATTGCAAAGCTTGGTTCTTCCATTTGGAAATAATCATAAAGCCTTGATAAAACAACTTCCACAAAGTCAATTTTAGAACCTTCCGGAGGGCTCATTATAGCAGCCTCCATAGACCCCATCATAATACCACCCTGCATTGAACCGTGTGCGATAACGCCATAATCTGCAAGATAAGAGAAAAGATCATCTTGTGAATGATAAGTGTGCTCCCCCATTTCCGTCTTTGGAAAAGTTACTATTTTAGCATCTTTACGTGAGACGACTATGTGAAGATCCGGATGATCGTTGACCATAATGTCGCCGTTGAGCGCTTTTTTCGCTTTTAGTTTAATGGTGCGATCCGGAGGAGTATCCGGTGTTGAGGAATCGCTTACTTTAATTTGAATCGCCATAGTTGATCTCCTCTACTAGAGATTGAAGCTTAAGGGTATTCAAAAGAAGCTCTTCATTCAACTCTAAGTTTTCAAAGTTATTAAACTTCTTTGTGATGTCTTGTATACCTTCTGAGATAACTGGGTTTTTTGCTTCATAACTTTCTAGGGCATACTTTAGTTCATTGAGTTTTTCTGTGATGAACATTTTGAACTCAACTCCATTATCAGCAAACGAGGTAATGAAATGAGAGATTATTTTCTTTTGACCTTCTGAAAGCATCGTGCCATATTCATCATTGAACTTCTTAACAAACTCACGATAAACTAATGTGTCTATTGGTTTATACTCTTTCTTTTCTTTGAGTGTTTCTTGACCACAAAGCTTCTTGACTAGGTTGCTTTCCATTATGACACGGCTTTTGGTGTTTTCCACGCCCTGTAGTATGTTATGTATAGTACCTAGATTTCTGTAGTTTGGAACAAAGTTGTTGTATACGCTTGTACCTAGTTGCTTGTTTATGGCATCAATAAGCTTTGTTTGTGCGTTGAATGTTTGCTTTCGGTCTGCCATCGCATACGAAAACTTGCTTTCTTGGATTAGACGATCTGCCAAGTGAGGCTCGCCCATGTCTTTTGTTTCTAAAAGTGTTCGGTAAAGGTGAAGCTCTTTATAAAGTAGGGTGCCTTTCTTGAAGTGCTCCTTTACAATCTTAGTTACCTTGGCTGCTCTTTCTTTATCATCTACAAGAGCCGCTTTTGTAAGCTCTCTAACTAATGCTTCATAAAGAAAAGCGGTGTTTCTTTTCTTATTGTACTTGGTTATCATCTTTCCTCTCCAGTGATTCTAAAAGATTGTCGATTTCTTTGGAATGCTCCTCAAAATCGCCCTCTACTGTATAACTAGTTTCTTTTTTCTCAACCATCCCTCCCAAGGTTGGTTCTACGTTCTCAAAAAAGATTTCAGAAGGCTTTGGAAGGCCTATCTTTGACCTTGTTGTGTTGCCTGTTGCGAACTCTGGAATGGCCATTGACTTCATTGCCATTCGGTTTTTCTTGATTCTTCCATCTTTCTTTGGCCGATACATTTTGCCTTTTGAAGCAGGGGTTGTTGTTAGGATGTTTCCAGAATCGTCCCTCTTACCAGGAGCGACTTTTAGAATGTCCTCTTCTGGCTCAGCAGCTTCAGTATCCGGTGTTTCCTCTGCGCCTAGATCCGGTGTTTCAGAGTCCGCTCCAAAAGCTCCTATGTCACCTCCACCAAGTGGGGCTTCCTGCTCGTCGGAGGCTGCAGCAGCATCAAGAGCAGAAGAGAACTTACGGTCAAAATACATTTCACGCTGGTTGCGAAGGAACTCTTCTTGTGAGATGTTGAAAATATGCTCGGCAATGTATCTCTTGGAGAAAAAGCCTTCAGTTGCGGATGAGGCAACCTCAAACTGTGTTTTCATTGTCTCTAGATCCTGAAGTTCGGCAATCCTAGACGGGTTATTAAGCTTGAGGTTGAAGCCTGTAAGATCAGACTTTCTAAAGCCTAAAGTATAAAGGTGAACCATTCCAATCTTTGTAAGTTCGGATATCAAAGCTTTTTGAAGGCGCTGGATGGTTCTGGCGAAGCGAATGTCTTTTTGTGAGAGAGATGTTCGGTCTTCTGCATTCTCACCAGCAACTAGGTAAGCTTGTGGGATCTTGATAGCGGAAAACAGTTTTTCACGAAGATATTTTACGTCTTCGATCTGTGAAGTAAACTGGCCCCCTGCTAATGTCTCAATCTTTGTTCCTTGTTGGCTTCCACGAACTGGAATGTAGTAATCTTCTTCTACAGACATTGGGTTATAGCGAAGATCTGCTCTTCCGCTGTCTGCATCAATGATCTGATTTCGTTTGAGGGTGGTCATAACCTCTTGCATGTATGTGCTTACGTCCTGCGGGGCTACGGCGCCAACATCAACATAAAACACTCGGCGTTCGGGCGCTCTTACGATGCGATAAGACATCATTGCGTCCTCTACAAGTGTTAGTTGCCTCCAAATACGGCGAGAGCCCTCAAGAACAGAGGTACCATAAGGGTTATACTTATTGTTTCCTAAAATACGAAAATGAGCTATTTGCCAGTCCTCGAAAGTCAAGCCACCTGAGTTCCACTGAAACTGTAAGTAGTTTGGATTGTTTTCATCTTGCCCTTCCAGTCTTTCTATTTCGCTGAGGGGCATAGCAACAACATTTTGGATGCCTAGTTTTTCATCAACGTCTAGATAAAGGAAAAAGTCTCCATACTTACAAAGAGTTCTTGCCCATCCGTAAAGATTGAGATCAACATTAAGAACATCATAAAACAAAATCTGCAATGCTGTCTTGATTTCTTGGTTCGAACAGTTAATCGTAAGCATTTTACGAATGTCCGTTGAGGTAGTCATCTCATCAGCATAAATATCAAGCGCAGAGTTTAGTTCTGGCATGTACTCCATCTGATCGAAGTCAATATATCGATCATTCCGGTTTTGATTGAGCATAAAATCGCCGTAAAACGAGTAGTTTTTCTCGTAATCGGCTTTTTTGAACTCTTTTCCTGATGCAGAAGTCCAGTTAAACTTATCAAGTTCCTTTCGGCGGTATTTTCTTGCCTGTTCGTGTCGATAATTGACGATTGGACCTGAAAAGAGCCGGGTAAGTGCTTTGTAAAGTGGGTTGTCCGGGTTTCTTGTGTTTTCTGAACTTCTTTTAGGTATGATTGTTTTTTTATATGCCATTTTTTAGCCCTTGTACAGCCAAGAATATTGTTGCTGTTGTTTTTTTGCTTCGCTGGCCTGTTTTGATTTTATAACTGGTAAGTGGCCAATCATTCCAGGGATAGTTGTATTTAGTTCTCTCTTGTCTGTAAAGAATGCGTTCATCATTTTCTCTGATTTTTCTCGGTCATAAGCGCTTTCTTCATATACGGCGTCTCTAATCCAACAAGCAATTGCAAAAGACATTACCAAGTCATCGTGCTTTGATCTCATTGCTTGAGGTCTGCCATTTTTCCAGACGAAAGTTTTAAATTCTCCAAATAATCTCTTAGATCTCACTATAACTAGTTGGTTGCGGATCATTTCTTCCATTTTAGCGATGATTAATGGCCTTGTCTTAGAAGAAGTAGCAAAGCCGGGTGTTGCGCCGGCAGTGTTTTCTGCTATTAAAGGATCAATAAATCCATCTCCCTTAGAATAATATAAGTTATTATATCTTAGATCTTTCAACTTGTCAATAAGCATAAAACCAATATTATTACTTTCTACAACAACCAAACACGTGCCATATCTTGTTGCGGCTTGATGCACCATATTGGCATACATATCTATGGCGACTTTTCCTTGGTATTCTGCAACTATTTCATTTGTGGTAATGTTCCAAACGTGAAAAGCAGAATAATCTTCGCCGTCACCTCTAGCAACGTCAACAGCCATAAAATATTTTGATGCTGGATCGTATTCTTGCCAAATCCAAAGGTTCCTATCAAAGCCGTCTCTGTATAGGGGCTCTTGGACTTGCGCAAATACCCATTCTAAATATTCAGCATCAATAACAGTCTCACCTGAAGATAAGAAGGAGCATTCTAACTCCTGTGCTATCTCCTTTTTGGTCATGTTTCTTGTTTCTTTTTTATACCATTCTTCATCACGCTCAGGGTGAACGTCCCAAGGTAAACTGGTTGGGTGGAAGTCGTTTAGGCCAGCGTCGGCGTCGGAATACATACGATAAAACCAATTGCCAATCCCGTTTGGTGTTGATAAGGCAATACAACGACCTCCGGTTGATAGTGTTGGATACAAGCCTTTCCAAAGCTCGTCCAAGCCATCAACGTGAGCAGCCTCATCCACTACTAGAAGTGATAGTGCTTCTGAACGGCCGGCATCTCCTGATGTTGAAGAAGCCTTTATTTGTGAGCCGTTCGTTAACTCAAATGAGTTTCTGTTGTCTATTGCTATATCAGCTATCTGCAACCAAGGTGGTAAGTTCTTTATCATGAACTTAACTTTTTTAACCAGGTTGCCGGCTGTTGAGAGTTTGGTCGCAACAACAAGAATGTTCTTTTCTCTATGGAAAAGAATAAGCCACGCAGAGTATGCTGCGGTTATTGTTGAGATACCAAGCTGACGTCCTTTTAAGATTATGTTGAAGCGGTAAGCGTTATAATCTTGAAGAAGGTCTTTCTGGAAGGGATAAGTCCTAAATGGTATAGGACCTTTTTCGGGATGAGAGATGCGAACATAGTTCTCAATAAAATAGTTGGGATCTTTGCCGCACCTAACAATCTCTTTTATTACTTGTTCTTTACTAAGCACACTAGTTATAGGCTCCTAGCGCTCTTAGCAAAGCGGCGGTAAGTCTCCATCAACTTATCTTGTGCTGGAATAGGAGGGTTCTCATCTATTCCCTTCATTCCGTTAATCCTGTACTTCTTGATCGCAATTGCAAAAACTCGCACATTTGATGTTGACTGAACAAGTACGTCAACTTCACCGTCTGCGCCAAGACTAACACGCTTTCCAAGTATCTGACTTGCTCGGTTGGTTAGGTATTTGGCGATATCAGCCATAACTCTTTCCATTTCTTCTTCAAAACCACCGCCATAAACTTCTTTAAGCTTGATGTCTGTTTGATAAGTAATTGTAAGAATGTCGCCAGCAGTACGAACAGTGAACCCGTCCATGTGACGGCTATCTTTAATGAAATCGCCCTCTTCACGGCGAAGGCCAATCTTAAGTGGGTCACCGTTGGCGTCGGTACCGCCATCGTAAGCTAGTGCGGCTGCTTGTGCTAGTGCTTGGACTGGTGTCATTTGTTATTCTCCCTGGGGTTCCTGAGACGACTGAGGGTGTTTGTATTGGGCAATCTTTTTTGCTAGCTGCTCAATGAAATCTTCGTCACCAAGAAGAGGCTCTTGGATCTTGGCTATCATACCACTGTCCATTGTCTCTATTGCATCAAGCACTGCTCGTGCAATGTCTTTTTCTGTTGCTATGCCCTGATCATTTGCCCAGCCCATAACACGCTCAAAGTCTTTTTGTGAAGTTTCGGCATCCATCTTGGCAGCGTCTGCAGCAGCATCTGCAATTGCAGCGCTGTATGCCTTCATCTGTCCTCTGTTAAGCCCAGCAGTGGAATCACCGGCTTCGATCTCGGTAGCACGAACATCTAGATCGTCCGCTCCGCTCGGACCTCTTCGTGGTCTTTGGAGTGGGGTTTTCTTGCCACGGCCAAAAAGACCTCCAAAGGTTGCCTCGTCTAGACCGGCTATTTCTTCTTTGATGGCCTCAACTAATCTTGCTTTTGTAATTTTCATCTGGTCTCCATCCTTCTTTCCACCTTTCTTCTCTTCCTTCGATCCACTGAACATAACACTTGAAACAAGAATCCCATTTGGTTTTACAAGTTTCGTCTTTTAAGGTCTTGATCTGTGAAGAACAAATAGGGCATTTAGATTTGCTTTCTTTACTAAGTAGTCTCTTTGTAATAAAAAATCCTTTTTGCTCTTCTAAAGTCTCGGCGTCATTAGATTGGATTTTTTGAGCCAACTCTTTTCGTTGTTCTTTATAGTCTTTTTCTTTGGTCTCGTCCCATCCACTTTGAGGTGTTTTGATTGCTTCTTCACCCCATCGTTCTTTTATTGCTTTTTCTAGTTTTGCTATTTCGTTTAGTTTTTTATCATCAAGTGGGAGCATTATATACCTTTTGTTTAGCGATAAATACGATTTCTTTCAAGTCTGGCACTGTTTCCATACTATCTAGATCTTTTATAGAGCACCATTTATAATCTGAGTGTTCTTTTCCATCTAAATAAACATCACCAGTATACTTTGTTGTTGTAAAGAAATAAATTCTTTTTTTCTTTATTACACCAGTATCAATAAGATCTTCTGGTTTTACTGTTAAGCCACATTCTTCTTTTACTTCTCGGCAAGTTCCGTCTTTGATTTCTTCATCAACGTGAACGTGCCCGCCAACTGAACACCAGCGGTTAGGCATCCAAGGATCTGTTGGTCCTCTTTTTAGCGAAAGAAAGTGGTCTTTATCTTTGAAAATAATAACGTGTCCTGAGATTTCAGAGTCTTTTTTCATTTTATTTATTTTTATTTTAATCATTGTGGTAGAGACATCATTAGGTCATGGGAGTCAGATCTATACTGAGCCAATTGATCAATGTATCCTTGTTTGCGAAGAATTTTAAAAGCAATATTTTCTGGTGAATAAGCACCCTCTCTTTGAAGGCCTGCTTTTCTCATTCTTTTAAGTTTTGCGAAAATGCGGACGGCTTGTCGTTTTGCCTCAACAAACTTCTCTTGGTTCATCAACTCTCGCACCAAGCCTATTTGATGCATAATCAGGTGCGCTTTCTTCATCGCAGAATCATAATCAAAGTCTCGGTCTTCTCTTCTTGGCTTTTTGATCCATTGATCTTTGGTTATTGAGTATACAGGACGGTCTTCATCATCGTATACTTCATCAACGTCCTCAATGTAAATCTCAACTTCGTGGCCAAAGATGGTTATGTTATGTTGCTCATTCCACACCAATCTACGAGAATTAAAAAGATCACGAACCAAGTCAATATCTTGATTAACTTTGGAAAAATCGACCACAATGTGTAGGTCAATATCAGAATCAGGATGATAGTTATACCCGGCGAGTGAGCCAGTGAAGTAAATGTCTTCCACAGCGTCTGGGTCAACGTTGTGATCTCGGAGAAATGCATTTGCTATTCTTTTTAGTTTAAGTTTGACTTCTAATTTTAAGTGGCCGTCTTCATTCCAAACTTTGGATGATAAATCGTCGTGTTGTTTGAAGACCTCTTTGGACAAGACTGTTTTTCTTATTTCTTCTTTTTTTAAAGAGCGTTTATTTTTCTGTTCTTGAAGCAAAAAGCCTCTTTCTTTTTCTGCGGACTCAAATATTTTCCAAAACTGCTGGAACATTTATTTATCCTCTCTTTGCTTTGCTTATTTCTATTGCGGCAAGTTGTTTTTTGGCTGCTTCTTTAGTTTTGTGTGTTCCAAGTCGTTTACCTCCTTTTTTTGGGTAAACAACATACTTGTCGGCAATCTTCTTTATTGTTTCTTCTAGATCTTGCTCTAGCTCTTCGTTAGTTTTCTCGCCTGGCTTTGAGCGTGTTTTTTGGTTCTTGCAAAACTGCTTCATTGTAAAGCCTTTTGGGTTGTCGCAGTTTTTCTTTCTTTTTTTTCTTTTGCTCTTAGACCATTCTTCATCAAGAAGTTCCAAAGTTATTTGCTCAATAAGGTTTTTTAGGCTCACTTACCTTCTCCTAAAAGGCCGATACGTAATAGTTAGACCGCTAATAATAGATTGGCTTACTGTATCATAAGTAGTATTCACATTATAATCAAGCGTTCTTGTCTCTAAGTGAAAGGCCGGACCAGCTGCAAGAGTGCCTAAACCGGCATTTACAGCAATACCTACTCCAAATCTTTCATACCAGCGCTCTCTTAGGCGTCTGCTGTTCATGACAAGTTCGCCTATCTCTATTTCCAGCCGGTTTGTTTGTTCGGCTGCTATAGCGCTCCATTCTCCATCTGGTCCTTGGTTTAGCGCTAAGTCTAACACAAAAGGACTAAGTTGGGATAAAGATAGTTCTGCGTGCGGAGGGTTGCTTTCTGTAAAGCCCAAAACCCTATAACCTGAGTTTTCTAAGTCAAAGTCAACTCTTAGGTTTGGTATACCTTCGGTTTCTTCTGTTATTGTTGTGTTTGTTATTTCTTCATCACAACGATACTCTATAACAGTTGTAACCGCATTAGAGTTCTCATTATCGCTGGTAAACTCAATTTTTTCTCTTAGTGTAGCATTTACCTGAGCTAGGAAAACTAACTTTCCTTCTAACTCCTTGGCTGCGTCGTCAAGTCTAGTGTTTTCTCCTAGAAGGCTGGCTATTTGTCTTTCTTTGAAGGATAAATCTTGTGCTAATCTAAATTCTACACCTTCTAAGATCTCAATCGACCCCTGGGCGGCTGCAAGATTATTTTGTAGTTCGTTTATAAGGCGCTGGTTTTGCTTTTTATTATAAATTGAGCCAGCAGCCACCCCAAAGATAATCAAAAGAAGGGCAACTAAAAATATATCCTTGATGCCGAAGTCCATTTACTTCGATCGAAGTCTTGCTACAGCATCAACAGCAGCTTGCGAGCCGATAAAGATGGTAGTGATCGTTACCCAATCAGACGATGTTAGGTCCGCAAAGGCTAAAAGCCCAGTTGCTGTAAGCCAAGCAAGAAACTTTCTGCTTATTGCCTTCTCTACTATGTTGTCTAAGAAACCTTTTTCAATATCTGTTGATTTACAACTATTACAAGTCATCATAATGTCTCCTTTGTTATTATAAATAGTTAGACATTTACAAAAGCATATCCATTTTTCTTTTGGATTAGCACCTCATCATCAACAATGTCTTTAAGAGAATCTAAGTGAGAAATAAGGAATACTGTTTCAAAATTTTCACGATACATCTGAAGAATCTTAATAAAGCCATCCATGTTCTCGGCGTCAAGTGCAGTTGCCGGTTCATCCAACACAGCAAAGTTTGGAATGGGCAAAGAAGAGACGTTTAGAAGCCCTAAACGAATAGCAGTTGCGGCAAGAGTCTTTTCTGCTCCTGATCCTAGCTCAATTGGTCTTGCGTCAAACTTTGAGTGCTTGATAAAAATGTTTAGTTTGTTTCCGTCTTCTTCAAAGAACACTTGGAAGTCAACAATACCAGAAAGCACTTTCTCGATCTCTTCATTGATAACTGGAAGCATCTTCTTTGTTACATCATAAGGGATCCCGTTTGGATGGACGCAGCGCATAAAATAAACAAATGTAGAATAATCTTCTCTTGCTTTTTTGAGTTTTGCTTTTGTTTGGTTCGCTAAATCAATCCTTGCTTTTGCACCTGCTTCATCCCCAAGAAGTACCAAAAGGTCTTCGTTGCAGTCATCACAGTCTCTTTGAGTGTTTTTAATTGTTCTAGATGCAATAACTAACTGTTCTTTGAGTTCGGAGATTTTTTTGATTTCTTCTTCGTTCTTCTCGTATGTTTCTTTCTTGGTCAAAAGGCCAGCCAAGGACATTTGAGCCATTTTTAGCTCCATTTCCTTGTTTTTCAGGAGATTTTCGGTGTCTTCTTTGGCTGCTACAATGTTTTCGTACTTTTCTAGAAGATCATTGACCTCATCAATGTTGAGTTTCTTGATTTTATCTTCATGCACCTTTACATTTTCTTCCAACCCTTTGATTGCCTGCTGAACAATATCAAAAGAACTAACTGCTTCGTGGGCATCTTTGATAAAACGACAAGTGGGGAACTGTTTACCACAAGGAACAGAAGAAAGTAGCCTTTGTTTGTCTTTTATGTCGTCCTTCTCCCGCTTTCTTTCTTTTAGCAATACCGTGACGCCTGTAAGGTATTTGAGTGTCTCAGAATGCACCTCCTTGCGTGTCAAGACCCTTTCTAAATCAAAGCCCTGAATAAAATCCTTACAACTCTCAATACGAACTGAGATTTCTTTTATTTCGTTTTCTAAGGTTGTTTCTTTGGATTGTAAGTTTTTGATCTCGCTCAAAACACTTTCAATGTCAATGTCGATTTCTTTTTGTGAATCTATTTGATGTTGAATCTTGCTTTTTTCTTGTTTGAGACCATCTAAAACATTGTTTAGTTCATTACAACGAAGTTTTACATTCAAGATCTTGTCTTTTAGTTCTACAAGAGTTGCTTCTTCGGCTTCAATCTGAGCGTCGTGATCAACACCCTCCAATCCTTTCACCAAGGCACGCTTGTCTTGTGAGATTTCTTTTGCTTTCTTGAATTTCTTGTCCAAGATCTCAAGATCAAGAAACTTAGCCAAGATTTCCTTTCGCTTTGTTGTGCCTTCATTGATAAAATTAAGTGAGTTCATTTGAGACATCATTGAAGTTAAAAGAAAATCATCAAGCGTTCCCAAATACCGGCGAATGTTTGCGTCAGTTTCATTTCTTGTTTGACCATTGAGGCATTCAGTTTCGCCGGTTGCTGGATCGTATACTGAGAAATCAAGATCTGTTTTTGCTTCGGTGCTTTCTTTACCGTGAAGTCGTTTGATGTACTTCTTGCTTTGTCGTTTAATTGTAAACTCTTTGGTACCAATAGAGAATTTTACTTCGCCTTCGGCATTTTCTTTATTTTGGTTGACAAGATCCACATTCTTACGAACAGATTTAGAACTAGAGTTAAAAATAGTATAAAGAATACTATCAATAATCGAGGACTTGCCTGAATAGTTTTTTCCAAAGATACCAACAATGCCGTTTAACTTTGCAAAGTCCAGAGAGTTGTTTTCTCCATAGTTAAAAAGATTATCAAACTTAAAGTTTTCTAAACTCCAATGAATGTTTCTTTTTGTTTCTTCATCTTCGTTGATAAGTGCTGAGATTTGCTTGTTAAGAGCGAATACCTGCGAAAGTTGTTCGTTGGTTAGTTCATAATCAGCAAGATATTCTTTCATAAGCTTTTCTTGGACGCTAACATCACGCATGTTCATTCTTTCTGCGTGCGCTGAGGTTGAAGCGCCACGAGCACCTGAGAACTTGTTGAGAAAAGCAACTGATTCTGGCTTAAACTTAGTTTTTACTACGTCAGCAGCCTTTTTAAGCGCTGAAATAGGGTGATTATGCTCTGAAATAAGACGAACTCGGGCGCCTGATGGAATACTGGTGTTTCTTGGTAGCCTTCCAGCCTTTGTTAGGTTGATTGTGATAAAAGGCTTGGGGTTTTCCAGCTGAACATGCTTGCAAGTAAACTTTTCTTTGTCTTTAATGTCCCAAATAAGGATTCCTTTATCGTTTGACTCGCCAAAGTTCTGCTGAATGGTTGATCCTGGATAACGGAAACGTCCGTGGTCGTCCAACATTTGATTTGTCTTGTGAATGTCTCCAAAAAAGCCATAATCAAAGTTCTGGAAGGTTTCTAAGTTAACTTCACCTTCTAAAACCCACCCAATGTCGGTTTCTGAACCACGAACGCAGCCATGGTAGAGGGCAATGTTGATAAAATCCTGATCGGGCTCAAGATTCCAGTTGGTTTGGTCATCAAAAACACACATAGCGTGTAAAGCAAACTTTTCTGGAAGATTTATTTGCTCATAACCCTTGAAAAGGTGCAGATTTGGGTGCTTTAGGTTCTGCACGATGGGGGTTAGGGCATCTTGGCGTGCTGAGTTCTTAAGATTTCCGTCGTGATTGCCCAAAAGAACATAAGTTGGCGCAATGTCAGCCAAGCCTGATAAAAATTCTGATGCTAGCTCCACAAATTCGGGTGAAATCTGGGTCTTTGTGTGTGCAATGTCCCCTGTATGAACAATAAAGTCGACATTTTCTTCTTTTAAAGTCTTATAAAGATGTGAAAATACTTGTCGATACTCTTTTTGGTATTTGTAGTTTCTGATGTGGGTATCAGAAATGTGTGCTAGTCGCATTAGATAGCCTCCAGTAAGTTTCTAGCAGTTAGTTCAAATAAATCTTCTTGCAAGATTCTTTTTGCTTTCTTTTTTCTTAGAGAAAACTCATTCTTAGGCATCTCTCCAAGATCATCAAAGCCGTGAATGTTGATTTTATATACTTCTAAGTCAAAATCTAACAATAATTTCATAATTTTTAGTTCTTTTTCATATGCATCTGGATCCAAAGCAAGATAAACAGCACTGTCGTGTTCAATTAACTTACGAAGAAGAAGTGAGTTTTCGGTCATTGTAGAACCAAGTAGCGGAATAGAGTTTGGTCCGGCAACAATAGCATCAAAAACACCCTCTGTGATCACAACTCTTTTATCCCAATCAACGAAAAGTTCATTAAAAACAATGTTTCGGCTAGCTTTTGGGTTCTTATAAGCCGGCCAAACCTTTTTATCAAAGGCTCTGGTGATAAAATAGTTAACCGACCCTGTTTCAGCAAATGAAGGAACCAATAAACGCCCTTCATACTTTCCTTTTTCGCAGAAGCCAATCTTCCAATAAGCAATATCAAAGTCAGTCAAGCCTCTGGAACGTAGATAATTGAGTGGTCGGCGCAGGGTTAAAGGTATTTCTCTTTTATGAAGCGCTTGGTATTCTTTTGGAAGCTGAACCACCTGCTGTTCTTCTTCATCTGAGATCTCAAAAAGAATCTTTTCGTCAAATTCAGAAAAGTCAATCTTTCTTGAGAACCGATCCCATTCTTTTAGAAGAGACCAATTACCAAACTTCTTCACCAAACGACGAATGTTTCGCCCTGATGCGTCACATACCCAACAGTGAAATGCATTCTTCTGAAGATTTACAGCCAACTTTGGTCTATGGTGATCGCAAAAAGGGCAAGAAAAGTAAAACTCGTCTTTGCCCTGCTTGTGCCCTTGCCCTAGTGCTTGTTTTAAAATGTTTAGTTTTTCTCGTCCGTGCATAGTTGTAGTCCCGCCCTGGCAATGATAAGTGAATCAGCCCGATCGAAAGTGTCGGGCTTGGGATTGCCATGTCTTGTATACTCTACCACGAATGAGGGATCCGTGTCAAGCAAATGTTGCAGGACTTGTTTTTTTGCCGGCGTTCCCTTGATTATTTTGATACCGGCAAGTTTTCGGGCCGAGGATGCAGCAATGTACTCCGGCTCTATACACCATTCTTTATAAGCAAGCCAAGAGACAACGCCATTAAAACGAGAGAGAGTAGAAAGAGTTGCAGCTGAGCTAAATCCCGATCGAAAAGATTGTAAAGATTGCTCAATAAAAATCTTATCTGGTTTTTGAGAAAGATTTTTAAAATACTCAGCAACTTTTTCACTCTTTAAAAAGAAATTCTTATACTTACGAAGATCTATAGAATTATTTAAAATAATGTTATTATTATAATCTAATAACGTTACACCTGTTATACTTGTACTTATATCTAAACCTAAAATCATATAATGATCTTATCATATATTTTATTAGATGTCAAGCTTTAATTTAAAAGTTATGTCTCTTGATTCAGTTTTCTTTACTGGCCTAGCTAAAGAAGCAATTGCAATAAGGTTTTTATCTTCATCGTATAAGCCTATTTTAGAAATATAAGTTGTTTTCTCAAATGGCGCTGTTGGATCTTGATAAGATGCTGATGTTATATTTTTTATTATCCTTACTGGTTCTCTAAAACTACTAACAGACCCAGTGAATTCTATAGGTTTGTGACTATCTTTTGTATAGAATGTTGGGTTTTCAGATTGGTTTAATTCTCCACGAGGTGCTGTGCAAAACATTAGCTTTGTATTGACTTCGCTGGTAGATTCAAAATGAAGATGGAAAGAAGAGGATGGCAGTGTGTTTGCTGAGTACTCTATATTCCCTTGTATGCCGGCTAAATAATAATACCATTTAAATTTATCATCGCCAGCATTTTGATCATAGTCTTCTATTGCGGAAGTTGTTACGTCCCAAGAGCCGGTTATTAGTATAGCGCCCATGTCTCCTAGCACCACCCCAGCAACTGAACCGCTATTTGCATCTTGTGGAAGTGTCTGAACTAGTTCGCCCTTAGCATTTGCTTCTAGACGCCCTGTGAGTGTTCCAGTAACATAAAAATCTAATTTCAGAGTGTTTGCTTTTATTCCTGACCCAAAGAAGATGGAAGGAACATCAATAAGCGCTATGTCTTGTGTGTCCTTATCTCCAAGTGATGAAGAATACGCAAAATGGTTAGAATAAAGCCTACGTCTGTTTAGAGTATTTTTTAAAGATACTATTTCTCTTCTTGTTGATCCCGTATAAAAATTTCTTGTAATGCTAGCGGAAAGAGGGTAAGATCCTGTAATCTCATCTCCATAAAGAAGCGCATCATAAGAAGCCGTGGTAACAGTGCCTATGTAGTCCAGGGAGGAGCCCTTGGTAATAACAGGATAAATCAAATTATCGCTAGCACGATCAACATTCATCTCGTAAAGGGAAACGAAGCCGGATGGAACACTGTTTATTGTTGAACCAAGCGAGGCAGGGCTATTTGACGCTCCGTTATAATAAACAGTTCTATCGTTAACAAAAAAGGAGCACGATGGGTTGACCACTCGAAGTTGGTCAACCACATCGTTTTGCTTGAACTGATAGAACTTCATTTTAGTAGTCTAGTCTGACTCGTAATGTAAGCTCGTTTGTTGGATCTTTTTTGAGTGGCTCTGAAAGCTTTGCGGTAGCTAAAAGAACATTGTCTGATGAGTATAGACCAATGGAAGTAACATAAGACGCAGGAGTATCTGTTCTAGCGTTCTTAATGACAACTTGTGAGCCAGATAGATAAGTTGGGTTTGAGGAATAATTAAACTCGTTGGAACCGGCACGGCAGAAGTAGATACTTGAGTTGAGTTCCGTTGTGTTGTTAAACTGGACATTCACAAGCCTGTGTCTAAAACCATCAGCCGAGCCAGATATTGATGATCCGGTTAAAACTGCATCAATGTCTTCATCGTCAGCATTAAAGCCGGCAGGTTGAGCATAAAGGTTAAAGACACTGGCTGTCAAAACAGCAATTCCCGCTTGATAATAAACGTGGCCAACTGGAGTGCCGGTACCCTCTGAGCTGGTGTATAACAAACCGTACTCTCCAGCAGGCGAGTTGACTTTATAATCAGTCTCAGCGTACGCATCATAAACAGTACCAGAAGCTGTCAAACTAGTGTAAGTACCACTCAAATAAGCAGTCATTTGGAATGAGCCTTTTTTAATCTCATCTTTCACAAGTAGACGTGAGAAGGGAAAAAAGAAACATTCTTGCATTTTAGTTCCGCCGGCTGATATATTACCGTCCTGATCGAAATCTTGAATTGAGCCAGTAACATCAGGCTGAACTAAAACTTTTGCAAATTGATTATAAATATTTATTTTCTTGGCGTTCTGGGTATTAGCAGCGCCAGATAATGATGAATTTGCAGAGTAACCAACAGTTATATCAAATATATGATTTGCTGAGGAGCTTAGATAGGGATAATCATAAACAGACTGAAACATACCGTGAGCATAGTTTTTGATATTGTTGTCAGAATAAGTTCCTGATACAATTGTGCCAGTAATTGGAATAACCTCGTGAAGGTTTGTTGTTGTTACTGTTTGGTCGTCAGTTCCGAATGTTTTAAATGTTGATGCCATTTTTTCTCTCTTTTATTTATTATGAATTATCTTTTAAGAACCTGATTGGTATCTGGACGGTATAACCGGTTGACGCACCATAGATTGTAACAAATGAGTCAATATACTTAACATTGGCTGATAGATCTTCGTAATTGTCAATTGTGGCGCTAGTATCAACAGAACCGAATAAGTCAAAGTAGTAATCTGATTCTGCCAAGTCAATCTTCGGACGAATACGGAACTGCAAAATATTTCCTCTAGGACCTGAAATAACCTGATCAGTTTGTCCAGTTGTATTTTCATTCGCTGTTACAAAGGTTCTGTCTGTTGTTGCACTGACCATGTAAGTTGCAATATCATCATCATCAACGTTACTTGGGGTCTTTTCTGTCGGGGTCTTTCCTTCGCCAGAAATTAGACCACCTAATCGATTGTCCATCTCGATTATAAATGTATCTTCTCTAAGATCGGATGATAGGCCAGCGCCGGGGCTAATAGACGTAGTATCTAGACCCTGATCTACCCTAATGAATTTATCGCCGGTAGAGGATAGTTCATCGTCAGCAGGAGAGCGCAAGATGCCAATGGTATCCCCTGAGAATTTATCGTTTGTTGTTTTATCGACAGGGATTAAAAATGTATCTGCACCAAAATTTGATGCTACTGGTCCTCGGCTGTCCGTATCGTTGAGTTTGATGACCGGCAGGTAAAGCAAGTTTGGATTGTTGATTGTTATGATTTTTGACTTCATTGACGACCCATTGTTCGTGAATGCTTCAAAAATAGGAGTTTGAAGGATCTCTAGATCGAAATAGGCAGACCCACTTGGGTGGTCCTTGTCGTAAAGTCCATAATCAATCTCATCGTCGCCTAAAGCAAACTTTGTGATTCTAAATGTTCCTTTTCCTTCTGCTAGGCGTCGTCGCCCTTCATCTGTCAAGACTGCATCGAGTATAATGTCGCCTGAATTGTCTAAAAATGCCATGAGTTACTCCTTTTCTTACTATAAATAGTTGTTAAATAATTTTTATTCTATTATATAAGTTGTATCGTCATCAGTTGTCGGATTGAGTTCACGGAAGGAATCGTCGATCGCCAGTGCCACGTCTATCGTCGGGAAGTTTGCCACCACCTCCGTATCCTCCAAAGTCACTACGCTCGCCGGTGTCACGTCTATCGTCGGGAAGTTTGCCACCACCTCCGGAGTCGCCGTCGCTGCTGCCTGCGGGGATCGTTCTTGTGCTGGTACCCGGTGGCAGAATTTCGGAGACTTCCCCTCCACGGTACCCACCGTCCGGTCCGCCTTCGTTTCTTCTTGCTATGGCATCTTGTATGTCTCTTTCTGTGACAGTATCCGGTACCATGGTTCTTCTTTCCAATGTTGCAATGTTAAAATTGTTTAGAACATATTTAAACTCAATAAAGATTGACTTGCCTGTTTTTTTAGATTTTAATTCAAGCATGTATCTTTGATTGATAATGTTGTTTTGTGTTTCTACCCTATCTGGCCCTTCACTTCCTGGAAAAAATGATGGTACAACGACTCTACCAAGAGTTACTGATGAAACATCCTCTGATCTCTTTCCATTAAATTGTCCAGGAACAAAAGAGATTTCTTGAGCGTTAGGCCTAATCTTTATAAACCTTCTTACATTTTTGGAGTTAGTATCTTTTTTCTTTTTTCTGAAGAAAAGTCCGAATTCCTGTAGAGTGCCAAACATTTCTTCAAGAGAAAACGTAGAAAGTAAAGGCTGGAGCGCTCCTTCGTTATCAACTAACGTAAACTTAAATACTTCAGTTGGGTTGGAGATGTTTCCGTGAAAGTCCAAGGTTCTGAAAAGATAGTAATAGTCTACATTAGCAACTATACCATCCATAAAGGAAGTGCCATCTGTGCTTTGATCATTTGATGTTACACTTCTTATGATTCTTTTTCCTCTAACAAAATCTTGAATTGATTCTGGCTTTTGTTCCAACCTGAACACCTCAAAGGCTGCTGGGGTCTCGTCTGAGTGGAATCTTATCTTTTCATTTGTATTTACTTTTTGAGATCGTCTTATCTTTTGGAATAAAGCTACATCTCCGCTCTCAATCGCCACAGGCAATGCGTGCTCTGTTGCGTTCATTGATGAGAGTCTAATCTTAACTCTGTCATTAAAGTCTTTTACTGGATAAAACTCAACGTTCGGCCTAACTGGAGGAGCGTCTGTTAAAACTGAGTTCTCAAAAGCCAATGGAAGTTCTATTATCTTTGGTTGTTGTCTGATTCTTACCCTTGAGCCTAAAATGTATCTGTTTTGTTCGGAACGAAAACCTCCATCAAGGTCAACACCAGATTCTATATCTTCATCTAGAGGCTTCTCATAGCGATAAGAATTTTCTAAAACAAATGCTAATGCAGATAAAGAGTATTCGTATTCTTGATTTGGCTTAACTTGAGTATCAAAAAACTCTACAAGTTCTTTTTGTCTGTTGAGAATAAAGAATTGCTGTTGGGCTCCTGTTGAAATGTTTCTTTTAACAACCTTGTAAGCAAAAATCTCAAAATAATTGTTCTTTCTTGACAAAAATAGGTCTTGAAGGCTCGGAAGGCTGTCTGATGAAATGTTTTGGATGGTTATTCTAAGTTGATTAAGAAATTCAAGGTTTGAAGCAAATCCTTCATCTCTATAGTTGGTTAAGTTGAGATTATTCTTGTAGGGTGTTGTAAAGTTTGAGTTAAACTGAACTATTTGATCAAGAATGTCGGATTTATCAAAAAATCCAATTCTTCCGGTCAAACTATTAATGGTATATGGTTGTGTTGTGTTGTCGAAGATTGTAGAAAAATCAAACTCTCTTGTTGATCTAGACGAGGTTGTTGTTCGTCGTCCGGTAAAGTAATCAGCAATGAAGAGATTTTTTCGTCTTGATGTTATCACACTGCCAGGTGTTGTCGTGCCATCCATCAAGTTAAGCATTATTTCTGTTTCTAGGCTATAGCGTGTCAGGGTGTCCAACAGGTGCAAATTAGGCTGACTTGAAGGAAGATCCGAGATCTCTATTCTGTTGCCGAATGGGAAGAGCGATTGAAAATTAAAGTTTTGTGAGACTGTCGGATCAATCAAGATTAATCTTCTCTTTTGTTGTTCAGCCAAATCTCCATATGCCACTTGGAACTGAAAATCATCAAGGTTTTTGATTGAAATGCCAAACTTGTTGTATAAATCTCTTGTTAGTTTATCTTTAGATTTCGGGCCAAACCTTGATTGTAGTGGTTGTTCAAAATTATTATCACCAAAAAAGAGTGCACTCTTGAGAACACCAATATACATACCAATACTTTTTATTTCGCCTTCAGTTCTCGTTCTTGGTCTCTCGGCCTCAGCATCTTGTAGCAACCCCTCTAAATATGATATTACACTTAAAAGATAGCTTGATGGCATCAAACTTTCCTCAAAGCCTGTGTAGAATCGGTTTGCCGGCGCTCTTTCTCCGAATTCGAACTCTCTAGATAAGAAATTGTAGTTCTCGTCGACAATAAATCTTAAATCAGATACTGCTTCTAAATTTGACTCTTTCTCCATCTTTATTAGCGTCTCGGGCACTGGCGCTTTAGTGTTGATGTTTAGGTCTGAATATGAATTGATCGTAAATGTATCTAACCACGTCGACATGGATGCCGGGCGACGAACGAATCCTATCGAACTAAGTCCGGCGGTTCTCGGCGCCAAGTCAGATATTGTCGCCTCACACTTCTCCATCAGCATTCGCTCGCCCTCGATGTCGGGTACGTCCTCACTGGCGGAGACGTACAGTTCTCCTTCGAAATCGCCCCTCTGAAGAAACTCTTCGAAGACCTCCTTTGAATAAAAGATTTTCACCCAATCTAAACTTCGAAAGTAAAATCTAATGTCTTGAAAAGACTCATAAAATAAAGATCCTGGATCGTTATCAACCTTTTGGGTTGTTCTGTTTCTTATAAATGCGATCTCTGAGAAAGGTATGCGGTAATCACGCTGAAAGCCCTCATCAAATCTTACAACGGTACCCCCGCCGGAACTGTCAATAATCTCTGCGCCGCCGTCGACGGCAAACTCAGTAATGTTACCTAACGTGACTTCTTCACCGGTTGTTGTTTTGTATCTGGCCAGTCCGGTTAGATAACGGAAAACGTCGACGCTGGCGTCCGTCGGAAGGAAGACTGTCTGCTTTAAGTTTAAATCAAAAACAGTTTCATTGTTGTAAAACTGTAAACTTCTATTTGATAAAGATGCTGGCATTATAATTTTTATTCTTAAGTACCGGGCTCGATGGACACTACGGGACTTGACTCAATGTTGATCATGAGGAAATGCTCTGCTTCTCCCTTGAGCCCCAAAAGGTTATTGCTGTTCAAATACCACATAGTATTTTTATACCCTATGTTATAATTAGACATCTTACAAAATAGTGCGCTGTTCGGCTCAAAAATTTCAAATGGCGATACAGCCTCAAAAACAGGACTGGCAAGATTTGGGCGGCCGCCTTCTAGGGTGTTAAATCCTGTTAAGACTTGTATTTCTTTGATGTTTGCGAAGTTGAGCCTGATAAACGATGAATTGAGAGGGTTTTCCAAGACTGACCGCCCGCCCCAAAAGAAAGTTATTCTTCCTCCAGCTGGAGTTGTTTGGAATGTCTCATAAAGCGAATATAAAGGATATGGTAATCTAATCTCTGAGGTAGTCCTACCCTCGCCGTTAACTGTCTCAATTCCACTGATTGATCTTATGGATCTTAAAAATTGATCTGAATTTCTCAATCTAGCATTTAACAAGGCGAAGTCATGATTGGCTGGGTGCTCTATTAGATTCTCAACATAATCTAGAAATAGAGTTAGGACACTTAGTCTGTTCTCAATGGTTGCGTTTAGTTCGTCTAGATTCTCAAAATCTCCATCCAGATTGTAGATTGCTTCTACGATTTCGTTATTTTCGTCTTCCGATGGACGCAAAACATCATTTGATACTGCGCTTTCTAGGATAGAATCGGTTGTTTCTCTTCTAAAGTCATCAGATTTGTCGACAACGAAAGGAAATGGAATAAAGGAAATAAGGTTGTATACTTCGTTTATCGCATTGTATAAGCTGGCTTTTAGCGCTGGGCTTTCTGGTGATATGTCTTCAAGGCGCTCAATGTTGATGCTTAGCAGTTTATTTTTGATGATGTTTAATGCTGTTAGATAACTAGATTTTGCGCCTTGGACTTCTGACATCTCCGAAGAAAAATTTGGACTAGTGTTATCAAAAACAACTTCGTTTCGCTTCTTTACCGATCGGACAGTAAGATAGTTCATTGTTGGCACTACACTATAACGATCCTTATTCTCTTCACCGGCTATGGCAGGAGACCTTGTGGGGGTGTCTGATGTGAAATACTTGCGTATATTTCTGTTCATCAAAAGCCTATAAGTGCTTTCGGGTATCGTCGGGAAGCTGGCCTGTGTCGTGTTGTCCATGTAAGAATACTTTAAATAATAATCTTCTGGCTTAAACTCATATCCAAAAAAGTGCTTGACTTTGATTAGAGTTTTCTCAGGGTTTGTTGAGCTCCCACTCTTTCCCTTCCCGCTAAAGGCGCCCGATAATTGGAAACCAACCCCAAGGAAAACTTGCTGAAGTTCTTTCACTAGGCTATCAAAGAACCTAAAGAATAACTCAAAAGAGTATTCATTTGTGTTCGCATTTTCATCCAAAGAGATTAGTTTTCTTAGTTGTTCAACAGCTCGTCGCACAATCGGCTCCAGAAAAACAGAATCAAACTTTGCAGTTGCTTGGATTATCTCTTCCATGACTTTGATAAAATAGTCTATGCGATCCGGATAATCTTGAGCTTTGCTGATGTTAAACTCTCTCCGAAGATCTTCTCGTAATGTTGGCAAGCCATTTCGGTAAAAAGCTTGTGTTCTTCTATTATAAAAAACTGTCCTGGCAAAAGCGTCGTCCATAAAGGATCTAAAGCTTTCAATCTCTCTTATGTTATTTATTAGTCGCTCTATAACAGGATAAATGCCATTAAGAAAAATAATGTTTGTATTAAATTTGTATTTTAGATTTTTTGAGTATTCTTTTATCTCGTCGCCGCCGGTAAAAGCTATAACGTTCTCTGGGAGGTTTAAGATCGTGCGACCGGTTGCTTGTGAAACTTGTAAAGCGTTATTCAAGAACTCTGGCGCTGTAGGTTTAACATTGCTTTCTTTTAAAAACAACTGATCTTTGATGATTGTTGATTCTATTGCTCTTTCTTGCTCGTTTTTAGATAACAAAGAAAATAAATCAGAGTTGTTTTCTAGGACCTGTCTTAAATCAAGGAAATATAAAAAGTTAAATCCATCATCTTTTATGCTTGGAAACAGCTGAGAGAACGCTGTCGGCTTGGATACGGTGGTTTCGGGTTCAACCTCCAGTGCGTTTCTTAACAGGGTGTTCAAAGAAGCTTCCAGTACTAAGACGTCAGGGTTTGGCGGCGTGTATATTTCATTTCCTTCTTTTATTGAAAAAAAAGTAGAACTTATAAATCTTGTGACTCTGGAAAGAAATGATGGAGAATAGTCGATTATCCTAGTACAAAAAGCAAAAATGTTTCTTCTTTTAAATGCTTCTTGTGTGTGTTGGACATCAAAAGTACCTATCCTATATACGCTGTTGCCATCTGGTGTTGTTCTTATGGGTGCGCTATCTAAAAAAGAAAAATCAATATCAACGTATTTTGATTCTGTTGGGAGGCTTTTTTGCAGAACATCTCTTTTTAGCCGGTCTTGGTCTTCTTTGTACGCATTGTATTGTAAGTCATCAGGGATAGCAACAGTTGTCAGCCGGAACTGCATCTGTATGCCTAGTCGGGCATATTTAACGGCTGACCTTGTTGGAATTTCAAGACTTAGATCTACTTTCGTCCCCGATTCAGAAACATACAACTTATCAAAGTTTATTTTTGCGGCGCCCTGGCCAGTTGTAGTTATAATCATTAGCAAGGCTCCCCAGCGTCATCTCTTTTTCTGGAGAAGTCCGCATCTAGTCTTATATCAAACGTATTCTGAATCAAGGGATTGTCTAAAATCGGGTACCCAAGTGAATCTCTTGGAACTTTACTAGTAAGTAGTGCCGGGTCTATTTCTTCGTCGATTTGTATGTCAAAATAATATTCAACATCATCTGGTGTTATTGTAGAGTTTTGTGCTGAGATTTCAGCTTCATCCATCAAAAACCCTTCTTCATTGACTTGTTCTTGCTTGGTTTTAAAGTTTAGTTTTCTATATTCTTCTTCGTCATTTTCGTTTGTTTCGATCTTGTAGACGCTTATTTCAAAGTTGTCATAAGCCTCAATAGAGTTTAGTTCGTCAACCGCTAAGAGCAGCTCGTCAACTTCAAGAAAAACATACTTATTATCTTGGAGAACCGGAGAAACAATGGCCGGTTCTATTCTATCAGGGTCAGTCAACTCTGGTGGGAATGTCATTGACGGGTCCGGCAAGCTTCTTATGTGTGGGGATAAATCCAAGTTTTGTGTAACCAGTTTTGTCTGAGGCTTGTCGTAAGCAGTTTTCTCCCCAAAGATAAATGCAGAAGCAGTAGTATATACATTTGTTAGTGTGCCATCTAAAAAGTTAACACTGATTTGAGATCCGGTTACTTCGCCTATTTTTGATGTTCCTAAGCCATATTTGAGTAAGTTGTTGTTTTCATATAAGCGAATGTTGTCAAAAAGTTCTTGGTCGCCGTTGCCTTTATTTAGTTTGGTATCAGCGCCAACAATAGAATAAGTTGTTTTTAAGTATGGTGTTTCTTTTCTTACACGATCGTCTGCTTCGCCATTTGCGCTTTCTGTCAAGGCAGCATAAGCTCCATCATAAATAACGTCATCATCAAAAAAAGCATAGAAGGAAGGCCTAAACTTTCCTGATGCTAGCTTCTTTTTTCCATATGAAGTTAGTTCTATGTTTATTACTTCTTGTTTTGAATCGAATAAGCTCATTTTTTATCCACCGGTAGGGGAATCCGGGGCGGTGCCCCTTGGTACACCCGCCCGTTCGGGTGTTGTTCTTGATGTTGCTCCACCTTCAGCAGCGCCGGAATCGCCTCGTCGTCTTGTGGCCCCTCGTCCACTTGCGGCAGCTGCAAATCTACTTGGTGTAGTTGCTTCTGTGGTGTTGTTAGCGACTTCAACGTCGACCTTGGCCAACTCCACAAAAGAAAAGAAATCATAAGGCCAGTTATAACTGTAGGTTGGATTGACGAATGCACCTTGTGCGTTGACTCTCTCTCCGAGCCCTTTCGCCAGTGAGGAGTTTCTTACTTGTTCGTAATAATCATAAGCAGCTCTTTGTTTGACTTTAAACACCATCCAGCGAGTATTAGCCGGGAGACCTTCAGGGAACCAAGAACCTTCTTCACCATAAGCTACGTCTACAGTGCTTTCTTCTTTGTCAAACCCAGAAGTTAGATCTTTTTTACCGCTTGTTGATGTTGGTGGTAAGTTCTGCCAAATATCCGCAAGATCTTGTCTGTTGAGTGTCATATTGAATTCAAAAATAAACATTGCGAATGGCGCTATTCCTTCACGCAGCCCTGCAGCTGATGGCGAAGGAGACAGACGCATGGTGTTATAGAAAAAGTCATACTTAGGTGGTAGAACATACTCCTGTCCTTTTCTTGCTAAATTGATATACTCATCTCTTACTGGTGGCCTTTCGTTCCTCTCGCCGTTTCTAACAAAGGTTTTTGCAGATTGGAACTGTGCGTAGTCTATGGGGAATAATCTTTTTTCTCCTTCGACAATCGTATACGGAATGGCGACGATAGCTTCTTTTACGGTTCTTTTGTCAGCAATTTCACCTATTTTTACCGGCGTGTTCGTAAAGCCAAGTGCTTGTGCTAGTGAGCCGGTTGTGTCTGTTATTATTGGCTCTGTGATCTGCATCTTGATGCCTTGAGACCCGGTTGGGATCCGGCCGTACTGATGCCACATTCCAACATAATAGTTGTCGGACACAGAGGAGTTATCATAAAAGCCAGAGCCGATGGTTTCGTTAAAATTGAAGAATGCGTTTGCATCACTGGTGCTGTATACAACATTTTCTAGCGCACCCGGCACTCGGGCTGACATGGTAAATGCATTGGAGTTAACCGAGCAGGTAAAATTGTTGTTCAGCGTGGTTGCCTTTGAGTAGATGCCGCCGACGCTAGAAGTTATGCATGCATGAAGGTTTTGCAAAAATTCGTTGGCAGACACACCTATTCTAACCTCGCCGTCTGAGAAACTGTTTGCATTTTTGGCTGTAAACGTAACGCCAATGTTACCATCTGGCAGAGTTACCGTGTCGCCTGAACTTAATTGGCTATAGTCAACTTCAAATGTCAGCTGTGCACTTGTATTAGTGACGTTCATAGAAGATGTTCTATGGCTGAAGTCTAATACTGGCGTTTCCCACTTTGGTTGTATTGAGATTGCGTATTCTGGCGCCGATGGAACTGCACGAGAGGATTTTCCAACCTCTACTTTCCTTTTGAGTTGTATAGAATCTGTTAGTTTAGTTCGGCCATCGACTCCAAAAGAATCGCCTTCGGCAATACCAAGATCATCATAAATTGTAAATGATTCAGTAAGATTGCTTAGTATGTAGTCAATTGAGTGAATCTCGGCAGTTGGTTTGAAGACTAGCTCTACACCTTCTTCCTGGGTTGTGCTTCCAATGTCATAAGGAGGTAAGAAAGGAAGGTAAGAAACCGGTGTCCCATTTGTATTATTGGCATCATCAACAGCCGGACCGAAGGAACGATCGCCGGTGTACATATCGATACCCTCCTCAAAGACTCTAACTTTCATCCTGTATTCATTGCCAGGGATAAAAGGCCCGAAATCATTTTCTCCGGATGATACCAAAGAAGAAACAGAGCGGTTAGCCAAAAACAGATTCATTGTTTCTGCTAGGAAGTTGTTTACAGCGTATGAGTATAATGGAGAACCAGCACGACTTGAGTCATACGAGGCAGTGCTGTATAATACTGCTGATTCATCAGGCTCGGAATCAATAATTGTAGTGATGAAACTTAGTGGATCTGTCACCGACTCAAATGGCATTCTATAATTGAACGAGGCAGAGATTCTAGCGGAGAACCCATCATAAACTGCAGTGGAGCCATTGCCTAAATAAGTTCCGGTACACTGTGTTAGAACGTCAAAACTTGATGTGAATATTGGATATCCGACTGAGATTCCTGATTTGATACTGTTACAAAGAACACCCGGACTAAAGAATGGCGCCATGGCAGTTCTAAACGAACCACCAGCATTGACTCCATTGGTTCTTAATGGGTGCCCGGTGCCGTTAGTTGTTATGACGTCACTAAAGGACTGGCTGAATAAAGTACCTAATTGCAGAACACGCTGCGCCGGATAAAAACCTTCATAAGGTAAGAACTTTTTAATTGCTTTACAGGAAAGCTTGAGAACACCGGCGTTTTCTATTCCGGCCGAATCGTGCTTGTTCTTTATGACATTGAAATATTTTAGAAAGTCTGAGTTTACATAATCAGTATAGAAAGCATTATTTGTGTCATCGACCAAGTACCCTCCGGTGATTGAAAGCATTGGAGACAAGATAGTCGACAGGCCATCTTCTCCGGTTAGGATCTGATCTATTGTTTCGCTTATTCTAAATTCCGGAATGACGGAATATTCTTTTCCGGCAGATCTTGCTTCTTGCACATAAGCATCATAGTCCTCATAGTAGAAAGGTTCTTTTCCTGCTTCCTCGGCTGCGGTCCATGGCGTGGCGCCTATTATTTGATGTGGAACGAATGCCTGAACATCCGGAAATCCCGATCCAGTGTAGGAGTAGATTAGATTTTGAACGTTTATTGTAAACGGTCTAGAATAAAGTGTAGATGACTTTACCTTGGATTCCATCAATACCTGATCAGCGGTGAGTTGTTCGAAGGGACTTGGTGGTATACCTCCAAACCGCAGACTGCCACTGGAGGCGAAAGCTAACACTGCATAGGAAAGACTACAGTCGTTATTTAACTCACCAGCGCCAAAGATATATTTATTGCTGTATTGATCTGTACTGCTGGAAACAAAAGTCGTAAATAAATTTTGGGGTTGGTCAGTTGGATTCAATACACCGTCTAAAGCCCAAATAGACTGTGTTAGAACGTTATTCCCTAGGGAGTTATCAACATCATTTCTACTTCTTGTTGATCTTCCAGAACTCCACCAATTGATTGCAAACTGTGTTCTTTGTCGGCTTTCTTTTATAAATGTTCTTTCAGCTTTTGGCCAAATGTTTTGCTTGTATACAATGTTTCTTAGTTGTGTTGAGGTACCTAAAACATAAGAATCAGAAATATAATTGAAGTTTGTTTTTTTCTTTCTTCGTATCTCGGTTGTGCCGGCTATAGCATTTATTTGCTTGTCTGATAACGGAAGATACTCAAGTTCGTTCCCAAATGAATACTGGAAGTTTGGTTTCTTGTCCCCAATCAACAACTGATGTTTTACAGGGTAATGCTCCACTATCGGCGCCATTGAGATGTTTTTGACCAGTTCTATTGGTATGCTGCCGCCGTCAACTTTTCGACGGGATCCTAAGTAACTAAATGATAAAGTATTATTTTCTCTTAGTGATCTTGCTTGTCTTGTATCTCCGCCTCTTATTTGGCTAAATGAGTTATGCCCAAAGATAGAGTTGTTTATTGCGTGTGTATAAATGTGGAAGTTGTTTATACCAACATTCGAGGCAGTAAGTTCGTTTGTGATTTCTGTGGTTCCCTGATCAACCATTGAGGCGTAAATGGAAGAGGTCAATACCGCACTAGTTGGCGTTGATGAGCCACTAAACAAACCAGTGAATGCTCTGTTGTCTGTTGTAGTTCTTTCTATGGAACTAATCAACTCGGCAAATGGAACTGCTTGCGAAGTTGAGCCGCTTGGGATTGTTGCGTTTCTAGAGTATGAGAAAGATCCGCTAGAACCATTTAGGGCATTCGCAACCCAAGAATAGTTGGCTGGGGTTCTTGGGATTTGGTGTGAAACAAAAAAGTTGTCGTAGTTGATTCCTGTTGATTGGCTTATGGGGTTATCATAGACTTGTTGATAAGAGCCAGTTGTGTTGTAGTCAAGTTCTCTTACTGAACCAAAAACAGAGTCGACACCATACTTGCCTCTTCGCCTAGAAAGAAGCACTCTCAATCCATCATTTTGTGTGTGGATGTTTGTGTAAGTGTTTACTCTTGGACCTAGTGCGCCAGTGAAATCATTGTTTCCTGATCCGCTTGAGTAAATAACGCTTGTGTTTCGGAAAGGATAAGCATTATAAGGTGAGAATTCTTCACCAGTAGGCTCTAAATAGCCACGAGATTGGATCTCAGGACCTCCAGGAGCAGAGAAGCGGTTGACTATAACTGATTTTACAACTTCTCTTGTAGGCAGTGTTCCGTTTGCGTATGGGGTTGCTGGCACATAATCAACTCCGTCTACTCCGCCAGAAAAACCACTGAGGCTTAGCTTTCCGCCGGCTGTTGATGTTATCGTGTTGTTCCGATCGGCGCCGACATATGCAGTTTTGAATTCTAGTGTTATAGTAGCACTAGATCCTCCAACGTTCAGCAGGGTATTTAAAGGAGCAGCGGCGGCAGACGCAATCTTGTTTCTAGTGTTGGTAGCAGTAACACCGGCACCACCGCCTATTTGAATGTCTAGCGGCCCAGTTGGGCTAGGTTTATAAGTGAATGTAACAGAGTCGACATCAGTATAAGGTATTGTTAGTGTTTCTCCATTGAGAGAGTTGTTGTTGATTACTATTTGGCCGCTTGCAGCCTCGGCAGTAACTGCGGCAACACCCGGCTCTAGGTTTAAGTTCCAGATCTCTGTTTGTGACAAAACACTTGCAAAGTTATCGTGGAACCAAAGATTGTTTTTGGTTCTTCCGTTGGTCATTACAACTTCGTATTCATTCCGGAAGTTGCCCAAGCGTGAAGAGGCGGTTGAGTATTGCCTGTTTGCTATGTTTATAGGTCTTTTTGCTAGTTCATCACGGAATAAAGAAGCACGAGGTGTATCAGAATCGGCTGTTCCATCGTTGGTATAAGATGTTTTTGTGACTCTGATCTGCTTGTTTGAGCTTCCAGTAAGAGTTAAATAAAAGCCTTCCGGACGTGTTCCAAATGCGTCTGAGCCGTTGTTTAAAGCAATGTGACGGTACTGCCTACCACCTACCCACCCTTCAGTGAATGGAGACTGTAGAGGGGCATTGCGGAACTTTGAGTATGTATCGTCGTGTTGATTGTTGATACCAATGTCTGTTTTAAAGTTGCTTGATAAGTCTGCTTGGTATCCTGTGTCAATAGAAGAACTCCACATTGTGTATGGTGCAAGCAAATGACCTTTACCGTAAGAGTATGACTCGCTGGACTCTCTGTTATTCTGAACTTTAAAGTCCATTCTAACTTTTTTATTTGGTTCCACAACATCATTGCTATCTTCAAGAGAAGCAACATCATTGGCATAAGAAACAAGATAATCTTCAGTTTCACTGCCTACGATTGTTCCAAACTCTTTTATTGCTGAATCCCAATAAGTTGCTTTTCTTGTGTCTTTTTCGGTATAAAAATCATCAACCTTAAAACTTTGTGGGGTTGTATAAGATCTATTTACAGTTGAAAGTTTAACTAGCCTTATCTGTTCTCGGTCAGCATCAACGTTAGAATCCCCAGAGGTAATAACGGGATTTGAGCGCTCAACTCTAAGCTTCCACCACACACTGTTTGTATTTTGGGCCTCTGGAATTGGAGCGTGGCCTAATCTCCAAATAGGAGAAAGAGAACTAAGGCTTTGCGCTGAGCCTATTAGGCCTGGCTGACGATGTTCCAAAGTTGGGAACTTGGTTTGGTATTTGTTTCTTTCAAGAACATGCGATTCTATAACGTTAAATACATCTTCATTAAAGTTTGCTGCAGCAGGTATGAACTGCCCGACGAGCGCCTGGACTGCGTTGTCAATCCACCTATAGAAATGCAGGAAGTCTTCAACATCAACGTCGTTTGCAACGTTCTTAAAGAATCGCTCTCTTAGGAATCTTAGGTTTTTATATTCTTTTTTGTATCGATCTGCTGGCTGGGCAAAGTTTGATGCTAGTTCCTTGACGGAGCCAAACATTTTTAGCATTTCTTCGTTGATGCCCGCTTGCGCACTTTTCTCTACCGTGCTCACAAATGAAACAAAGCGTGAGTTTAGGCCGTATTTTTCGTTTTCTGTTGTCTTGATCTGAATCAAGTTGTCAGAGTTGTAGCCATCAAACTCTACAGGTGAGTAAGAGTCAATAAACAAAGTCTGCACAACATCTGTTGAAGATGTTGGAAACTCGTATGATGTGGCTGGATGGTGATACCCGGCTATTTCATTGACGTATGTTCCTCTTGTTCTTCTTTCGGAAGAGCCAGAAGTTGAGTCTAATACCTCAATCAATCCGGATGCATCTGTTGTGGTGATTTTGTCAAACTGCCAGTTGAGAGCAAGATAGTCAGTTGGTGCTAGATCTCCTTGTCTTACGGAACTGGTCAAAGAATATGCATTATCTAGCCTGGTTGAAGATCCATAGTTTAAGAAGTCCTGAGCGTGATCTTTCTGCTCGTCAACTGTTAGATTTCTAAGCCAAAATCTCAAACCGGCGTTTCTAACATCTGAACTGTATACCGTTCCGGCAGTAAAGTTTGTTCGCTCTGCGCCGATGTAGGCTTTCTGGTTAGTCTGCAGGAATGAAAGTGCTGTTGCTCGGCTTACTGATGATGATACAACAAATGACTCATTTAGATTGTTTCCTGAGTATGAGTACCCACTAAAGATTAGATCGTAATCAGGGGCTGACGAAGAAGGAAATAAAATGTCTTGCGGCTGCAGCTGAACCGAGAAGTACCAGTCGCTGTTGTTGTATACGTTGTAGAAGTTAGAAGATGTCAGAGCGGTGACACCTACTACGGAAGAACTAAGCTCAAAGTATACTTGCTCAGCAAGATAGTTATTCTTGACCGCTCTTACGAAAGCACTAGCAGCAGCCGGTGATTGCCAAGTGTTGTATGGTGCTGAAGTATCATCAATGTCGTGAAAGCCAAAAAGAGAAGAAACTAAAAAGTTTGGTATAAGATCAATGTTTGTATTTTCATCTATTTTTGGGAACCGAACAAAAGATTCTACACATAATGCATTTTTATCTGATGAAGAACTTATGTATCCTAGTTCGTTTGAGGTTGAGCCAGTCTGATAAACAACAGCATCTCTAAAGTTTATCTTAGAGAAATCAATGAACCTTATGCTTTGATTGTTGTAAGATTTTTCGTCTTCTAATACTAGTTTTTCACTGTCTATGTAAGTCTTGGCAGAAACTAGCTCTTCACCGACTCCCATGGTGTGGAGGATGTTTCGTATTGCTTCTCTTGTGCCTTTTTGTTTTACTAGATCCGCTAAGTTGTTATAGATGTTTTGATAAATAAGATTCTTTAGATCAAATAAATCTGATTCTAGAGTTTCTCCTGATGTTTTTTGAGAAAGGTCTTCTAATACTGTTCTCTCGACAAAGAAGTCGGGCGCTATCATTCCTCTTTCAGTCAATAAACGCTCTGCAAAAGGATTTGGTTTATCGTCTAGTACGTCAGTTTGCGAAGAATACTCTATGTCCTTTAGTTCTCTAAGAGACTGAACTTGCAGTTGTGCCGTATCAAAATAACTTGCAGCTGCTTGTGCTAATTGGAGCAGTTTCTCTCCACTTTCTAGGTCTTCATCAATAATCCAATCAGGGAATGAAAAGTAAATATTTGATGAGTTATTTAGATCATGGCGCTTTCCTTTCTCCAGGGAGTTGTTATAATAAGTGGTATAAAGAGCGTTTGTGGTTCTTAAGATTGGATCTTTAAACTCTTTCTCGGCGGCAGAGGCTGAAACAATCGCTGAGCCTATGTTGCGTGAGTTGGAGGTATAACCGGTCCAAGCGCCATTAGAAATACGTCCTGAATAGTCTAGGACAGTTGCATCTATTGTTGTATCCCCTGTTATTCCTTCGTTGAACTTGAAGTAAACGCCGAGGTCTGTGTTTGCGTCGTCTGTATTGGTTCCGCCATAAACGTTTGTAAACCAATTTCTTTCTATGTCTCGCTCAGTTCTGGTGGTTTTCCAGTATCTAAACTCATCAACAGATCCTGAAAGCTTACCAGAGCCGGTTGTTGCGGTAGAACCGGAAGGGTTTGTTATAAGTGCGCCCACAAAAGCGTTTAGCGTGCCAGAGACATTCCCAAAGTCTGATCCGTAAGTCGCAGAAGAGTCTAGTTCGCCGTTCTTATAAAGTTTTATGGTGCTTTTTGATGTCGCAAAAGCAAAATGCGTCCATCCTTGAGAGATAAACGAGGCGGTTGTTGTATAGTCGCCCAGTAGAACTTCTTGTCTGTTGGAACCAGAGTGAATAATGGCTCTGAAAGCCTTAGAGGAAGCAAAATTACCGGCGCCGGCGCTTGAGGTGTTTAGTTCGATTCTAAACCGACCATAATCATCAGAACTGCTTAGTTCATTGTTCCAAAGATCAAAAACAACCTCTCGGGCTGTTGAACTGGGGATGAACTCGTCTTTTTTAAGCCAGAACTCAACTGTGGCGCCTTTTGTGTCTAGATTTAGCGCTAAGTTTGAATTTCTTTGTTTAGACGGGTCATAAATGTTGCCGCCGACGTATGTGTTGTTGGGGCCTGCGTTTGGACCGCCCTTGATAAAAATGTATTCTAAGGTTGCTGGAAGGCCATAACCATCCACTGTTGATGTTTGCGTGCCCCAACCATCTGCGGAAAAGATGCCATAACCATTAGACCTGGGGTATTCATTCTCAAAAACGTATAAGTCAAAGTAAGTTGAATCATTATACCATTCGGTCAACTCTTTTTTAGAGCCATCATAAGGATAGTTATTAATGACTCGGGCAATTGCATCTTTGTAATACTGTTCGGCAAGACCGTAAAAAGCAAAGTTTTCCGGCTTAGAAAAGTCAACGTTGGGGATAAATCTTGTTCTTTGCTTTTCTAACTCATCAAGATACTCAAATGACTCAAAGTCTATTCCTTCCTTGTTTTCTAGATCAGTTAATGAGTTATTTGAAAAAGAATTGTTTTCAAAATACTTTTTTATTGTCATTATTCGTCTACTCTAAACTTAAAGCCGGTTGGGTATTCATTATAAATAGTTCCTTCTTTAATAATGAACTTGAACTCATACATATAACCAGCCTCTAAGCTAGAGAAGTCAAAATCGAAATAAGAGCCTTGCTTATCATAAGACAAAAGAGTGTGTTGTGCTGAGCCTGTGCCATACTGAACAACATCAACATTATCAACTTTTCTTATTACTTTATAATAAATGTTGTCGACAAAATAGTTTTCTATTGCTGTGCTCGCCACCGTATAGACAGTTGGGGACCAGTTGCGCTTTCTGGTAAATAGCCTTATTCTTGTGTCTGTTTCTGCCCGACTATAAGAATCTTCTAAGTTTGTAATAGAAAGAATCAAGGGCTCTATTTTATTATCTTCTTGCGCATTATAAGTGCTTAGTTCTATTGTGCCAGTGTGGAAACAAGTTGAGTAATCTGCGTTAAACCATCGATCATACACTGTTGATGACGTTGTATTTAGATCAAACGAGCAAGAATAAAGACCGGTATCAGCATAGCCGCCAGTTATTGGGTAACTAACAGATACTGCTGAGCTTAGTTCTGTGCCGCCTGATGCTGCGTCAAAGATCTTTACATAAATCTCGCCAGTGCCTATCGCAGGAATGTTTGTTGGAACACCACGAAAGTTGTTGTAAAGATAAACAGTGTGGAGGTTTTCTGATGACAACATTGAAGAAGAAACATAAAAGTCTCCTCTTTGGTCCTTGACAGAAGAGTTCCAACGAGCTTCTATTGTTGGGCGCTTGAAAAAGAACTCTGATGAACGAGCAAAAAACTTCTTTGTGTAATAAGAGTCAGAGTCGGTCTCCAAAGAACCTGAGAGCCTTACAATAACTCCATAGTTCGCTTGGGTGCCATCAATCCAATCTTCTACAAGATCTGATATATCAATGGACAAATCTTCTGTTCCTTCTGTTAGGCGATAAGTTTTGTTGTAAATGGCTGAATCAAGAAAGTCACCGCCTGCAGTTGTCCAGCCGGCAGTAGTGGAAGCAGAGACCCAGTTTGATACGCCTAGATCTTTGTATTCGTCCATGTCCATTCCACGGCCTTCGTCCCACGATCTAGAAACAGCTTGGACTATTAGATCGACGTTTCTTGGTGTTGTGAATGGGGTTTTAGCATTAAACAAGTTAAGATAAAACGAAACGGAACCAGAGGCAGGAATCTGGCTGTTAGTTCTTGCTGTGTTTATTTCTGCGGTGTCAAACTCAAACAAGGCACGGCTTTGTTCCACTGACGAAGTTGTTATGTTGCCATAGAGCTTAAAGATCTCAACAGAGTCTGCTAGACCCATATTGGAACCGGTCGCTCTTGTTGTGCCACCAAACTTTGAGGCATTTGTTATTGTGTTGTCTTTATTTGCAAAAAACTTTTTATAAGCCACTATCTTACCTCTCCATTGATGTCTTGGTTTGGAAACTTAACTTCCCAAATAACATTTTTTGGTATAAAGATCTTCCTGCCATCTGATGAATAGTTTGCATTTAAGTTGTATACAGTTGAGGAATAATCTACTCCTGTTTTTCTTTCCAGGAAAATACGTATTACATCAGCAACACCTTCTGTTTCATTAATAACATTTGTAAGCTTTGTTACGTGAATTGGGTCACCTATTTGATTTGGATTTTGTCGTAGGTATCTTGCTAAATCTCTTTTGATTCTTGCTAAAACGGATGCCCTGTCATAGCCATCCTCGGCTACAGCAACAAAGTCTATTTTAACATTTACGATTTTTGCAGAAAAGATGTCAACTGAATCGTTTATTAGTTTGTATCTGGTCAGCCATGCTTTGATATTATTAAACATTGAGTCGGTAGGTACAGAAAGCTTTCCGGAATCATCCTCTGACAAGATAAATAAGTTTATGTTATTTTTCAGACTAGCAGAATCTTTATAAGCTGCAACTTGCTTAACTCCTCCGAGACCAGAAGGCATTGCTGATATCAAGGCTTTATAGTCGGCTGCCGTTACTGCTCTGTTCTGTGCAAACAAAGAATTAGAAGCAAGAACTTTTATGTCACTAGTTGTTAACGGGGACAGATCGCCAGTAATAGGTTCTTCATTGGTAACTTCTAAGCTGTTTATTACTTGTGTTTTTAAGCTGTCGTTGGTTGCAGCATCAGTAAACTTAAAAAAAGGTCTCGCAATTGCGTTTAAGGCACCGGCGGCAATGTTGACATTCGCATTGGTGTTCTCTCTGTAGATTATGTTTAAGACCGTGTTTGCTGGAGATACTCCAAACTTACCACTCTTTAGAAGAACGTTTGGATCAAATGAAGTATCTGAAATATATTCTTTACCAAATAAATCTAGTGTTTTCTTGCTTGGTATGATTGTTTTTTCTTGACTCTCGACCTCTTCTTCTGAGCCGTATCCAAATCTAAGATAAATCGCCCCCTGTTCTCTAAGAACCTCAAACCTTCTCGGGGTTGCTTTTGGTTGTAGGAGGTACTTTACAAATGCTTTATCTGGGCCGTTGTTAGGCACTTGTCTATAAATTGTGTCCTGAGCTAAGTTTGGTACTTGGAAGTATTCGTTATTATTTGAGTCAGAGACAGAAAGTATCTCAATAATGTTGTTATTGTTTAACCTGACTTTCTGGAATGGTTTAAACTCTCCAATGGTTCTTTGTAGGACCGATGTTTTTCCGGAAATAACACGGCCAAATGCTTTTATTGCGAATCGTGTGGGTCGGCCTGTTTCATCATCTCTTTCGGCCACAACGACTTCGTTATTAAGGTTGGAAAAGTCAACGTCTACTGCTAACGTGAACGCTATCCCTGAAGATGTTTTGAGTGAAGTCCCTCTTGATAACACGGGAGCATAGCTATAGTTTGGTGCTGCGCCGCCTTCTAAGTCGCTGGAGGTTGTTGCTGGCACTAAAACATAGAACGAACAAATGCCGGTTGATGTTTTGTTTGGCTGGTAGCGGTAGCCCATCTGCCTAGCGATCTTTATTATATTCTCAAACTCGCCGGCGGTATCTAAAAAGGACTCATTAACAGAGTAATCTAAGTAAAAAGAAAGAATGTCACCAACATAAGCAGTGGTGTCAAGGACCATTGAGCCAAAGCCAGCCTCTTGGAAGTCTTGGAAAGTATCCGGATAATATCTTTTAATGAAAGACACCAAATCCTGCTTGATTGTTTCAAACTCTCTTGATGTATAACGTATCGCTGGTCTTGT